TCGGCTGGCCGTGCGCGGAGTCCGCTTCGGTGACGGCGGCGACGAGCGCCTCGGTGGCTTGGGTCGGTTGGTTCATACGTCCACCGTCACCCACGCCGGGTGCGCGCAATCGTAGTGGCCCTCGACGCCGTCCTCGAACTCGGCCTTCGGGAGATGGCAGCGTTCGCAGACGACTTTCGTCTTGGGCTCGGGAGCGACGAGCTGGTCGGTCGGGATGTCCAGCCGGGCGTTGAGCATGCCCGGGCGCACGACGCGCGACGGGAACTCGGTCACGCCGAACCGATAACGGAAGGCGCGGGTGGTCAGCCGTTGGGCGGCTTTGCGGGTCGGCCGGACCCAGCGGCGCGCGGTCGGCTCGTCGCCGAACGGGCCGGCGAGGCGGGCCGTTTTGCCGACAGTGTCGGCGGCAGTTACATAGAAGTGGGCGGTCATAGTGTGGTGTCAGGGAAGGGGCGATTCTCGGTCGCCCGTGCGAATATCGTGCGAATCAATGTATTGCGTCAGACGGAACAGCGCAAGGTGAGTCCAGAGGGGAAATTGAGTAAACTCAGATGGGCGAGCGCCGTGTCAGCACCAGCGTCAGCACGCCCGAAACGGGAGGTCGAACGGCGACGCAACTTGTTGCGTCAGACGGAATTGCGTCAGCACATCCGTCAGCACGGCGGGGCTCGCGGGGTCAGCCGGTGGGGAGGGAAGTGTCAATCGACAGGGTTAACTGGCTCGGACCCGCTCTCATAATGCCGGGGTCGAGGGTTCGAGTCCCTCCCCTGCTATCACGTAAGCGGTTGACTCCCTTGGGGTTGGCCGCTTTCGTTTGCCGGTTAGTTCCGTGGCGCGGAACGCCGTCAGCACGGGCGTCAGCACGGAGCGCATTGGGTTCGCACGGGTCGTCCCGGCCAATGCACACGGCGAAGTCGAGATATGCGCGCGTCAGTCCCGCGTGACAGCCGCACAGCTCGTAGGCGCGTTGGACTTGAGCAATACTATATGGATAGTCCTCATGGATAGTCCTCGGCGATCTTGCGCGCGGCATCGGACGCGACGGGCGAGCGCCTCGTGAGAATCTCGAGCGCGCGTCGCTCCGCGTCCGTGTCAATGGTGCGCGTCACGGGGTGGTCTTGATGGGCCGGATTTTTATTTCGCCCGACGGGACAACGAGCATCGCGGCCGGACGCCCGGGGAGCGCCGGACGAAAGGCGATGATCGTGTCAGGGCTGTTGCGCCGCTCGGCAACCTCGAGACGGTGCTGGTTCCACTTGACCGCCCACGGCACGCCTTCGACGACGAGCGCGATGAGGACGGCAACAATGAGTGGTGCGAGGATTGAGGCGAGAAACTTGTTCTCGCGCGCCTTCCGTTCGACCCGCCTCCAAAAGCCCGGGCGGTGGGCAGTGCGCTTCGGGGTGCCTTTCTTCGAGGTGTCTTTCACGGTGGTGTCTCGGGCTCTCGGTGAGGGGGCTCTCGGACCAACACAGGAAAGATATGTGCCTCGGGTGCGACAAAAAAATGCGTCACGGCTTGTCCTTGACCGTCGACAGTTTGAGCGCCACCTCGCAGGCGTTCACGTAGAGCGCGACGCGCGTCTCGAAGTCGAGCCGGCCCCACAACCGGCGCGCGGCGGCGCCGATGTAGTACCGCCAATCGGGCGTCTCCCCCGGCTCGAGCGCGCGCGGCGTCATGCTCACGATCGTCTTGTACTCGCTGTTGATGAGGAGCGCGGTGACGATCAAGTCCTCGGGCGGCTGGCTGCTCACGTTTTCCTCCGACGCTTTTCCGCCTTCGCAACTTGGCGTTGCCACGCGTCCCTGTCAGCAGCATCGGGACAGAATTGGCCGTACGTGTCGAACGTCTCCTTCGCGGTCACGTGCCCGAGCTGCTTTTGCACGCCCTCGACCGGCACGCCAGCGCGGAGTGTGCGCGCGGCCCACGCGTGCCGAGCGTTGTACATCGGGTAGCGCGTCTCGAGCTTGAGCCCTTCGTGGGGCTCGGCCGATCGCCACTGGTTCGCGAACCCGGGCTCGCCATCGCCGACGGTGTTGCGGTGCCAATCGCTTGCGGTCCAGCGATTCAGGTCGCCGAAGATGACCGACGTGGTGAGCGTGATGGTCTTGGCGTACTTCCAGAAGATGGGCCACGCCCAATCGTCGACGCGGACGACGCGGTCGCGCGTGTGCGCCTTGGTGCCGGGCGAGCGGATGCTTTTTTTCGACGGGTCGATGTCGCCGCGAGTGATCGCGAGCGCCACGGAAATCTCGAGGCCCGTGCCGTACACGACGGCCATGAGCGCAGCGCGCTTCTCGGTCGGTTGCCACTCGACAATCTGGTGAATCACGTCCAGCTCGTAGAACCGGGGCGGGAGCTTCTCGCGCGGCGGGCGCGGCACGCGGTCCATCGGGTCGGTCGGCACCACGTGCTTGACGTGCAGCGCATAGTCGAAGAACTCGGACCACGACGCATGAACGGTGCGGAGCGTGTTCGGGCTCACGTCGCCGTACTCATAAAGGCGGGCGGTCAGCAACTCGTGCGTCGCGTGCGACGCGAGCAGCGGCGCCTCGAACAGATCGGCCAAGTGCCGGCGCATGCGCTTCCGGGTGTCCTCGTTCCGCACTTGCTTGTCGTACACGAGGAGGAACCCGTCGCGGAGCGTCGCGAGGTCCACGTCGTTCAACCGGCGCCGAAGGTCGGCGACGTTGCCACCGACGCGCGTGTATTCGTCGTAGAGTCGCCCGAGCTTCCAGCGGCGCGAGGTCACGGCCTCGAGCACGTCCCACGCGCGGTGCTCGCTCGCGAGCGTCTCCCACATCTGCTCAATCTTCGTGGCGAGCTTCTTCCCGGCGGGCGTCGCCTTCGCGGGGAGCGCGGCGCACCGCCACCATCCCTTTTCGAGTCGGAGGTTCGCGTACCAGTTCGGGCGATTCTTGTTCTTGTACGGCATCCTGCGCCTCGGTGGTGTCGAAAATGTCGAGCGTGTACGGGCAACGGGGCGCCGGCTTGGGCCGACGCAGCTTCGCGCCGCAATGCGGGCAGAACTTACCGTCCTGCGCCGCGGCGGTCACGGGTTCGCCGCTTCGAGCATGTTCGCGAGCGCCATCTCGACGCCGCGCCATTCGTGCTTCGAGCGCGGGCGGAAGTCGCGGCGGATGATGCGCTCGAGCGTTCGCGCGTTCTGGCGCGTGAGCGCGCCCGGGAGCGGCACCTTGGACAGCTCGGGCACGAGCAGCTCGTCGACCGTCTTGCCGTGGGCGGCCGCCAGCTCACCGGCGAGCCGGTCGCGCCGTCGACGAATCAAGCGCCGCACGCGATCGGCCAGCAAGAACGGGTGGTGAGCGACGCAGTACATCCGATCGCCCAGCGGGCGGACGCCGTTCCGCGTGCATGGCACCACGGTCGCCTTGCCGCGCGTGATGACGAACCCGGCGCACGTCACGGCTCGGCCCTCGGGCGCGGCGGGTTCTGTCGCTTGTACTCGGCGAACTCGTCGCGCAGCACTTCCAGCTCGCCCTTGATGCGCGCCGCGGATTGCATCGACGCCGTGAGCAGCTCGGCGAAATGGTTGACTTGCACCGTGAGGTTTTCGATCTGCGTGGCCGGGTCGACGAGCGTCGGCCTTGTTCCGGCGCGCCTCACGGCAGCTTGCCCCACGGCTTGCAATCGTTGCACGGCGGATGGTGCGCGGTGGTGTCGCCGCGTTGCGGGGGCGGCATTCGGGGCGCCGTCGGGTCCGAACACGCGAGCGCGTTGCAGATCACGATGAACGCCGCGAACAGCAGCAGCAGTCGGGTAGCTCGTAATGCCGGTCTAACACATCTGTGAATCAAGCAGCCTCCTTGTTGAGTTGTCGGTCTTTGATCCGCTGACGCGCGGCCTCGCACCGTTGGGCGCGTTCGGCGAGTCGCATCATGCGGGCGGTCCACACGTCTTGAAGCGAGATGCCCTGCGATCCGTCTTTGTGGACGTAGTGCCACTGCCACAGGATCGCCTCGGGCGTCGTCCACGCTTTCGTGTCGCGATACCTCATGCCACACCAGCGTTCGACGACAGCGAGCGCCTTGTAATCGCGCGGCTGGACGGGTTCGCGCGCGTGCAGCTCACGGCCACCGGCTGACGCGAGCGCCTGTCGACAGAGCTGGCAACGGCGATTCACCTTGCCGTCGCGACGCTCGCCGAACTCCTCGCGCGTCCCCTTGAACCCACCGGGCACGCCGCTGACGCAATCGTCCTTGGCCGAGCACGTGATGAGTTTCACGCGGCCTCCGACGACGGCATATGCCGCTCGGAGCGCATCGCGAGTGTCCTTATGCACAGCTCCCATGCCTCCTCGTTGGTGATGATTTTCCACGTCGCGCCGCCGCGCACGTAGGCGCCCGCGGTGCGAAGGGCCATCCACATCGGTTCCTGCGGGTTGGTGTTCTTGTGAAAGGGCCAGCACCATGCTTCCCACGTCGACGCCTCGTGCTCGAGCACCATCGCGACGACGAATCGCTTGAGCGCGTCGGGCCAGTTGGCCGGGGGCGGGAGCGTGCAAGTGTGATCGGCGCCGGGGTGCCACGTCGGTGCCGGCTCGGGAGCCGCCGTCGCCGGTGCCTTGGCGAACGGTCGGTCCCACGAGCGATCCTTCTTCGGTCTGCGCGCCATCGCTAGAACGGCAAGTCGTCATCTTCGTCGGCGAGCGCGTTCGGGAAATCCTCGAAGTCCATGTCCTGCTGCTTCGCGGCCTTCGCCGGGGCGGCGCGCTGTGGCTTGCTGCTCGCGCGATCGGCGGGCGGGCCGTCCATGTCGCGGCTCCCGTTCTTGCCGCCGAGCATAATGAGATTCATAACGCGAATCTCGGTCGAGTACCGCTTGTTGCCCTCGTTGTCCTCCCACTGCCGGTATTCGATCTTGCCTTGGACGTACAGCTTGTCGCCCTTCGAGACGTATTTCTCGACCACGTCGGCGAGCGTGTCCCACACGACGAGCCGGTGCCACTGCGTCTTTTCCTGCTTGACGCCCGCGCGATCCTTCCACGATTCGGACGTGGCGAGCGAGAGCGTGGCGACGCGATTGCCGCCCGTGGTGGAACGCACCTCGGGGTCCGCGCCGACGTTGCCGATCAATGAAACGCTGTTGAGACTTTTGGACATTTGAATGTGCTCGGGTTATGCGGCATCGGCCGGCGCCGTCGACACGGTCGTGCCGGCGGCGATGATGGCCTCGAGTCGTTCGGTGTACCTGCGGACCTTCGCGGCGCCCGGCTTGGTTTGGCCGACGAGCGCGGCGATCACTTCACGCGCGCTCTCGCTGACCGCCGGGTTCTCGGCGAGCGACGTGAGATGCGCGACCGCTTCGTCCGTCGCGGGCGTCTCGGTGTTCATCCACTCGATGAGCTTCGAGTGCAGCTCGCGCGAGCGGAGGTCGACCAGCTCGTCGGGGGAGAACAGGCCGGTGCGATCCTTCGTCGCCACGGCGCGGTGCTGGATGTTCACGCTGAACACGAGGCCGAACTCGTACTCGGCGCCGTCGCGCACTTGCGGCTGGAGCCCGAGCTTCACAGGCGCCTTCTTCCCGCGCTCGTTGTCCACCAGCTCGTACGCCTGCTTCGAGCGCATGGTCGCGACGATGTGAATGGGCGCGTTCAGGATGTGCCGCATGAGCTTCTCCCAGCGCGGCCCGAACTGCGGCATCCCCCACGTCGTGTAGCTGTTCTGGCTCGGGTTCGACGCGTTGTACGCGTCCTTCGCGGCGAGGATCGACAGCCACACGTGGGACAGCGAGTCGATCACGAGCGCGTCGTACTTCTCGTCGACGGCGAGCGTGATGAGCTTCCCGAGCGCGGTGGCGTCGCCATTTTCGAGCGGTACGGTGTCGAAGTCGTACCGATCGGCGTAGTAGCTGGCCGACTCGTTCTCCGAGTCGATGACGGCGATGTGGCCGCCGTTGGTGATGCCCTTGGCGATGGCGAGCGCGCCATCGGTCTTGCCCGACCCGCTCGGCCCGTCGATGCCCACCTTGAGCTTGACGGAGTCGCGGGTCGCCTTCTTGAACTGAGCGGTCATGGTGCCTCATTGGAGCGACCGGCTCACCCGGTCGCGTTGGGGGTTTGTGATGCAAAAGGAACAACGTGCGCCGAACGGAAAATGTTGCACACGCGTCGGCGCTCGCGCGTGCAACGGACTAGTCGTCGTCGCCCTGTCGCTCGAGCATCCAGCCGACGAGCATGGCGACGGGGAACGCCACGGCGAGGTACACCAGCGCGGCGGTCAGCATTAGCGGATCACCACGTGGGCGCCCGAGTCGTCGACGTAACACGTCGTCGGCAGGGTGGCGAGTGCGGTGCCGCCTTCGCGCTTCCAAAGCTCGAGCACGGCGCGCGCGTTGAGCTTTCGCGTGACGGTGACGAACGCGTCGCCGAGCCCCGCGAGATAGGTGTCGTCGAGCGTGTCGGCGCCGACGAGCTTCGGTTGGTTGCGTTGCACGCTGAGGCTCACCAGCTCGCCCTTGATCTTCGGGCGATCGGCGCGTTGCATCTCGCGGCAGAGATAGGCGCGGAGTGACTCGGCAGCATTTTTGCGAGCGCGAGCGCGCGCGGCGAGTCGGTCGGCTTCCGCCTTCACAGCGTCCGCCTCGAGCACCAGCTCGCGCACCTTGAGCGCGACGCGTTCGGCCTTGGCGTTGAAGTCGGCGCCGGCGCGAGCGAGCAACTCCTCGATTTCGGGTGTCAGCTCGCCCTCGGTTTCGGCGAGCATCTCGGCGACGATGTCGAGCGCGTCGGTCGCCTCGTACAGTTTGAGATTGCCGGCCTCGTGTCGGGCGGCAGGTTCGTACGCGGGTTGTGTCATCGGGTTGTGCGTCTCGGGATGTTGGGTTAGCTTCTGGACATGAGCGCGGACGTGGTGTCCCGCGTCTCTCGGGATTGCGGCGTCAAGGTTCTCGGCCTTGGCGCCGCGCTCGTTTTAGGGGTCGAACCCGCGCGTACGGCGAAACGCTTGGTCATCGCGGGGGTCGTGGAACATCGACTCGGTCCGATCCCGGCGGCCGCTCCGGTGAAACCAGAGCCAAGCGAGCGCGTAGACGAGGACGAGCAGGACGTAGCGCATTAAGGGGGAGTTGCGGGGGTTGGGGTTTCGGTGCAACTTGTTGGGTACGACGGAACGCGTCATCGCGCCCGTGAGAATCAATTTATTCCGTGGCACGGAACGCGCAAGATGCGCGTCCGCCCTTTTTTACACTCCTCTGATTCAATGCCCAAGCAATTCGATGCGAGCCGCGTGATGGGCGCGGCGTTCGGCGAGCGGATGACGCTGGTTCACATGCTCTTGAGCCAGATCATGGATCGCCACGTCACGCACGCCGAGCTGGGTGAGCTGCTCGCGGAGGCGGAAGGGAAGGACACGCCCTACTCGGCGTCGACCGTGAGCCGATGGGAGTCGGGCACGCACCCGAGCGAGCCCGCGACGATTCTCGCGATTTGCTCGCTCGTGAAGGGAAAGGTCGACCCGGGCTGGCTCTCGTACGGTGACGCGAGCAAGGCGCCCGGGCTGTCGACGCGCAACTTTACCCTGACGGATATAATGGCAGCACGCGCCGGCGGGCGTCGGAAGCCCCGTTAGTGCCGGTCGCCTGTCGGGCGTAGTGGTCGCGGAGCTGCTCGGCGATCGCGATGCGCGTCTGAATCACCTCGAGCATTTCGCGAGCACTCTCGCGCCTCGCCCTCGGGTCCGCGTCGTCGCGCTCGCGTGCGGCCTTCGCCCGGCGGCACCCGGGCGCGCTCGGCACACCGGCTTCGCAATCGCGCTTTGCGATGCTCGTGAGCGTGTTCGCCGCACGGACGGCGATGTCGACAGCCTCGGGCGAGTCAACGGTGAAGCTCGGCAGCACGAGGGCGCCGCATGAACATCGAGCACATATGTCGATCCGGTTGCCGTGGCGGGTGGCAAGTCGGAGGACATGGACACCTTCGGCAACGACGTACCACTCGGCGGGGCCGGCGTGTGCGTCGCGGGTTGGGGCGGTCACTTTTCGGTTGGGGTGGCGTTCGCGGCCTGCGACGGCACGCGCGTGCAAGAAAGGTGGGAATCGGGGAAAAAATGGGCGCCCTCCAGTCATTAAGGGCGCCCACGCACTGTACTAAAAATCCGCTAAAGAATCTAGATGCCAGTGTGGCGCTAAGGAATCTTAGCGCCACATGGTAATCGGGATCACAGCTTACGCGGCTTGCGGGACGGGCTCGGGGGTCGGCTCGGGCGTCGCCTCGGGCTCGTGCGTCGGGGCGGTGAGCTTCGCGAGAAGCGCCACCTCGGCCGATGCCAGCGCGTCGTTCAGCTTGCCGGACTGCGCCGAGATGAGCGACGCGTACGCGCCGATTCGCTCGCGCAGCTCGGCGACGCGGGTCAAGCGGCGGGATTTCACGTCGGACCGGATGCCCGTCTCATTCAGCTCGTCGACGGACTTTCTGAGGTCGCCGATCTGCTTGAGGAGGTAGTCGGTGATGACGTTCGCCACGGACTGCTCGGCGGCCTTCGACGCCTCGTGACCGTGGCCGATGGTGCAGGCGAAGGTCGACATCTCGCCACCGATCGCGGACAGCATCGTGGCAATCTTCGAGATGACGTTGTGGCCGAGCGGGATGAAGTACGCGCCGCCCTGCTCGCGCACCGGGATGAGGTCGGACCCCGCCTCGTTCACGATCCGCTGAACGATCCGGGTGATGTCGTTCGCCGTCCGGGTGTTGAACACGTGCGCCGCCGTCTCGGGCAGCATGGCAGCGATGGACGGCTCGTCGGACACGAGCGTGCCGGTCACGTCGTCGAAGCGGATCGCCGCTTCCTTGGTGTACGCGAGGCCGTCGGCGTGATCTGCCGTCTCGCGCGTGATCTGGCGCGTCATGTGGGACACCTTGCGCGCGAGCTTCCGGGTGTTCGGGTCGCTCGTGACCTTGGCGATGTACGCCGCGGCGCGCGAGACGAGCGAGACGTGCGGGAGGTCCGGCGCCATGTCGTACGCGTCGAACCCGGCGGAGGTGATGCCGGACCGGAGGCCGTCGAGCGAGACGGACGCCGGGACTTTCCACGAAACGATGAAACCTGCGGGTGAGTTGGTCATAAGTGGTGTCAAGGGTTTGAGTGAGCGCGTTCTCGGCGCGCGGTGATTACTGCGTGACGATCAATTTATTGCGTCCCACGGAAAGCACAAGACAAAAGTTGGGCGAGTGCGAGCGCGTACCGTGTGGCCTCAGTGGCGCCCGGTGCGGAAGTGCCCGGTGATCGCCCCACACGGTACGCGGGTCGTGCTCACGCCGTCGGCCCCAAGGACAGAAGGGCGTCGACGGCGGGGTTATCGAGGTCGAGCTGGGGCAGGCACCACACGCCACCGTCGGAGACGGCACCGAGTGCGCCCGGGCGAGCGCCACCCACGATGATCGAGAACGTGCGGACGTTCATCTGCTTCGCCCACGCGCGGTAGTCGTCGAGGAACTGAGGCGTCGCCGCGTCGATTTCGGCGTCGCCGATGATGATGTGGTCGGCGCGCGCGCCAATCTTGCCCTTCGGCCAGTGCGGCCGGATCGACTCGAGCGGCATGTCGAGGTCGGAGCCACCCGAGAGGAACGCCTCGCACCACGCGACGATGCCGTCGGTGGTCGGATCGGCAACGCGGATGCGCTGGTGGTTCGTGTACCCGGCGAGCAAGAACGGGCGCTTCTGCGCGCGGGCGATCGACGCCATAGCGAGCGCGAGTCCCTTCGCCGCCTCGACCTTGGCGCCGTACATCGAGCCGGATTCGTCGACGCTGACGACGATTGGCCCCATTGCCACGGGCGTCCGCGCCACGCGCTTGTACGACAGCGAGCGTCGCTGCGCGAGGCGCATCATGGCGAGCAGCTCGAGTTCCGGCACCGCGCCGGCGACGAGCGCCGACTCGAGCGGGAGCGTGCGCGAGAGGTCGCCCGACAGCTCGACGCCCGTCACTTCCATGCCGGGGAGGTCGGTCCGTTGCTTCTGGAGCGCGGCGGCCTTCTGCGCGAAGCGCCCCGCCATTCGCATGATGCGCGCGAGGTTGGTCGATTTCCGCATCCGTCGCGTGGCGCTCGCGAGCTTGCCACTGTCGACGGTGGAGCTGGTGTCCAACCCGAGCCCGGCGCCGCAATTCTCGGCATCTTCCGCCGCGGCGGTCGCCTCACCGACCGCGGAACGCGTCGAGCGAATCCGACGCACCGTCTCCTCGGGCGATTCCTCGCCATCACCGTCACCGTCGCCTTCGCCTTCGGACTTCTCGGGCGTCGCGGCCTCGTACTGGAGCCATTGCTTCACGAGTTCCGCGGCGGCGATTTCGGCGATGGCCGGCGACGACACGGTGCGCGCGCGGAGCCCGGCGCACTCGGGGGACTGCATGAGCTGATTCCACCACTTCGCGCGGGCGGGATCGGCCGGTCGGTCAGCCGCCTTCGGCGACGACGACAGGAGCGTCTCGATCGCGTCGGCGGCGATGTTGCCGTCGTGCTCGTTGGTGCCCACAGCACCCAGCTCGGTCCACTCGGCCGCGAGCCGGTCACCCGTGCGCCGCGTCCAGCGGTCGCACTTGAGCACCGTCTTGGATTCCTCGGGGGTCGTCGCGAGGGGTGACACGTCGACGATGGCGACCGATTCTGCCGCGGTCGCGCCGTCGTTCAGGAGTTGGGAAAGTTCGGCGTTGTGCATAGACATCAATTTATTGCGTGTGACGGAAAGCACAAGACGCCCGTCGCGGTGGTTTGCGGCGGGCGCCTCGTGGGCGGGTTACGCGGCGAGCATGGCTTCGATCTTGTCGGCGGGGAGCCCCAAGATCGCGCCCTGAATCCGAATGTGCTCGTTCTGGACGTACTTCACGACCTTCGCGGCGCGCCCGTTCTGGCCGGGCTTCGCGGCGAGCTTCTGTGCTTCGGCGAGAATGGCGCCGATCTTCGTGGCGGCGTCGATGCGCGTCGGCGCGTCAACGGCAGCACGCTTGACCTCGTCGACCTCGGCGAGCATCGAGTCGAGCCGAGCACCCACGGGGTTCGCGCGAGCGACGACCTTCTGGCCGGCGATCGGCGCTTGGTCCGGCACTGACCACAGCACCCACTGGAGCGTCTCGAGGTCCATCGTCTCGACCTCGCTCGAGCCACGGAGCACGGCGGCGGCGCGGGCGATCTTGTCGGCGGAGCGGAGACGGCGGTCGGACACGGTGATGCCCGCCTCGTCCAAGTCGGCGAGGATCATCTCGAGCACGTCGAGCGTGCCGGGCGCCCACTTGATCGACTTCGCCATGTCGTGCGCGGCGTCGAGGTCAGCGAGCGTCGCCACCGTCTTGAGCACCGGCGGGGCGAAGGTGAGCAGCGAGCGGCGGTTGCCGGCGCTGAGGTACTGGACGTTGGCGCGGAGCGTCCAACGGTCGAGCATGGCCGCGTCCTCGGGCCACGTGTTCGCCGAACCGATCGCCGCGACGAGCGGCGCCTTGACTTGCTTGGTGCCGACGAGCGCCTGACGCTCGGGGCCAAGGAGGTGCAGCAGCGTGTCGAGGATCGCGGGCGACGCACGACCCACCTCGTCGAGATAGAGGATGTGGGCGTCGGCGGCGTAGCCGGCGGTGACGTGCTCGTACCGATCTTCGCGAAGCGCGGAGATGGACACCGGCCCCCAAATCATTTCGGGCGCGGTGGTCGGGGAGAGGAGACGCTCGCAGTAGCGGGCGCCGTCGATCATGCTCGCCGCGTTGCGGCAGAGGTTGGACTTGCCCGTGCCCGGCGGGCCGACGAGGAGCGCGTGCTCGCGGGCGATCAAGGCGAGCGTCAGAATCGACGCTTCCTTCTCGCGGCCGATGAGCGACGCGGCGACGCCGTCGCGAAGGGTGGACATGGGGGTCGGAGCGGATGACATAGAGGGTGCGTGTCTCGGGGAAAGGGTTATGGGTTCGGCGATTCTCGGTCGCCGTCCTGCGTCCTGCGTGACAATCAATCTATTGCGTCTGACGGAAAGCGCAACTAGAAAACTCGAACGCCGACGGGTGAGGTCGGCGCTGAGTGTTCCAGAACGAGGTTAGTGCGACGCGTAGGCGGGAGCGCCCTTGAGTCGTGCGGACAGGCGGGCGTTTTCCTCGATCGCCTCGCGTTCCATGCCCTTCGCGTATTCGAGGTCGGCGCGGAGCTGCGCGATGCGCGACTCGAGCGAGCGGATGTGCGTCTTTTGCTCGACGATGAGTTCGGCCTGCGTGGTCGCGGTGGTCGTGGCGTCCTCGATCGTCTTGGCGCCGAGCGCGGTGAGCAGCTCGCGGGTCTTGCTCGCTGCCATGAGCATTCCGTCGTCGTACCCACGGAACAGCTCGCGGACCTCCTCGGCCTGCCGCGCCAGCGTCTCGTCGAGCATCTTGCCGATCGGCGACGCGTCGAACGGCTCGACCTTGGTCGGCTGGGGCTTGGGTTTCGGCTGGGGCTTGCTCGGCGCGAGCACCACGGCGTCGGCGCGGAGCTTGATCGGCTGGGTGATGCGAACGAGTCGGTTCCAGAGGCTCGAGTCTTTCGGCCAGCACGTGTCGCAATAGGTGCGGGCCTTCTTGCTGGGCAGGTAGCGCGTTGCCGCCTTGGTCTTACAGCGGCCACAGGCCGCGACGCGGCCGTCGGGTGTGTCGATGGCGTATTGGGCCATGTCTCTCGGGGTAAAGGGTTTGGGTTCGGCCGTTCTCGGCGGCCGTGCTGCGTGACAATCAATCTATTGCATTCGGCGGAAAGCACAACTATGAGAAAACGCGAATGCCGCCCGGGTGACGGGTCGGCATCGGCGTCGAGGTGCCACGGGGCGAGTAGCCGCGATTACGCTGGGCGGCGCATGGCGTCTCCGGGTTCAGTCTCGCGATAGGGTCGACGGTGTCCGATGTGCCAGTGCTTGCAGAACGGGCAGACGTACGCGTGCAAGTCCTCGCCGGACCGGCCGCTCTCGCGCTCGGCCATCCGCTTCGCCTTGGCGGCGCTGAACCGATGCTTGCCACGACAGCACGAGGCTCGGGTGAAGCGACCGATTCGCTGACGCATTACCGGCCGCTCCCGGTGGCGAGCACGCCGCGCTTCACGTTGTTCCCGCCGGTGCGCGCTTGGCCGATGCCAGCGGCGAGCGTGATCGCCCGCGTCTCGCCGGCCGCGTGGGGGAGGAGGAACGTCTCGCGCTTCCGGGGTCGACGATAGACGACCCCTTGCTCGGTGAGCGTGACGTTGATGGTGTTCCCGTGCTCGTCGGGCACGGTGATGGTGACGGGCTTGAAGGGCTTGGGCATGATTAGGATTCGTTGACGTGCGACGCGTTCCGCACGGTGAGGGGTTGGAACGCCTCGCGCTCGCGAGCGAGTCGCGCGACGTTTTCGGGTTTGCAGAGATGGCGCCCCGGGCGATCGAGGATGCCGCACTTCGGACATCGCGCGAGCGCGCCCGGGTCGACCTTCGGTTTTTGTGTCATCGGCGCTTGCCTTTCAGGCGGCCGTACGCGCTGACGCCGGACGAGCCCCAGCCGAACGTCGGGCCGGTGGACGCCTCGTCGTACGTGAGCGGATGCTCGAGCCAGTAGACGGTGTCGGCGGGCGTCACCTTCTGGAGCTGCGCGCACGTGAACCCGAACGTCGGGAGGTCGGGCCGGTAGCCCTGCACCTTCGCCTTGCTCGGCGCGGGCTTGCTGCGCGAGAGCTGGCGGACGATGTCGTCGGCCCACGCGGCGAGCGACGACGTGGCGTTGGCGCCGACGAGGTGGCCCTCGCGATCGTACACGGGCCGCGTCTGCGGCGTCTGCGACAGCGGGAGGTCGGGTCGGTACGACTGCGGGTGTGGGCGCCCGCCATCGAGGATGCTGTCGCTCATGCGGGCTCCTGCGATCGGTCGAGCATGATGAGGAACAGCCGGTCGGCGAACCCGGTCCAGTAGCGACCGACCTTCGACAGCTCGCTATGGGCCTCGAGGATTTCGGTGTCGTGCTCGTCGAAGCAATCGGCGAGCGTGCCCGTCGCGTTCGGCTTCGGTGTCATGTCGCCCGTGACCGGGTCGACGGCGTACACCTTCACACCTATGGGTTGGCGCCGGATGACCGCGACGGCGTCGTGGACGTGCGCCATCATCGGCGGTCCATGTAATCGGTCAGCTTCCAGCCCTTCGCGGTGAGGCAGACGAACGTCTTGCCGTCCTCGACCTTCTTTTCCACGATGCCGCGGTCGACGAGCTGCTGTAGCTCGGCCTCGGTGATCGGGGGGAGGTGCTCAATCGGGATGTGCATGTCTCTCGGGATGAAGCGTCTGACGGGATTCTCGGTCCCGTTGTGCCACGTGGCACATATCGAACGAGGATCAATCTATTGCGTAAGACGGAACGGCGCAACTATGGTGCGACCGGAATGCGACCGCATTACGACCGCACTGCGAACGCAAAGCGGCCGCACTGCGATGGCAATGCGACCGCTATGCTATTCATCGTCATCGTCACCTTCACTTAACTACACGACTACTACTACGCGACGCGTCGGCGCTTTGCGGTCTTGCCTCGGCGCGCGTCCGCGCTGTACCGCTCGCCACCGAACACGGTCGAGCCCTCGTGGATGTAGATGGGCCTCGCCTCGGGCGCGCCCGTCGCCTTGTCGAACGTCACCATGATGGCACCCTGCTGCCAATCGGGGTCCACGGTGTACTCCGGGTCCAGCCGGCATGTGCATCCCGTCTCCAGCCACACGTGGTTGCCGTTGTGATCGCGGTGGTAGAAGGCGCCGAGTCGGTGCGTGTGTCCGCTCGCGCCACTCTTTCCGTACTTCGCGTGCTCGCCGTTGGCGGTGTAGGCCGAGCGCGAGCGCACGACCGTGCCGTGCTTGATGATGAACTTGGGCAGGAACGAGTGACGCGCCTGTTCGGCGTACGGCACGAACTCGATGTGGAGCTTCTCGAGCCCGAGCAACGCGGGCCACGTGATCGCCTTCTTGAACGCCGTGAGCTGCGCGAGCACCGCCGCCGGTCCCTCGAGATTCCACAGGATGCGGCGGAGCCGGTCCTCGTGGTTCCCTTCGAGGTAGACGAACCGCGCGTTGGGGAACAGGTCGCGCATCTCGGCGAGGTGGAGCCGCGCTTGGTCGATTTCGTCTTGGAGCGTCTCCTTCCGGTCCGGGTTCTTGTCGTAGCGCGACAGCGTGTAGCAGTCGAGGAGGTCGCCCATGTGGACGAGCACGTCCGGCCCATAATCGACGAACACGCTTTGCACGACGCGGATCGCTCGGCGATCGGCGAAGGGGAAATGCGAGTCGCCGTACAGGCCCGCGCGCACGAACTTGCCGCCGACGCGGATCGCTGGTGCGGCCGGCGCGAACGTCAACGGCCGCACGTGCTTGTCGATGAGCGGGTCGGGTGTGTTGTCGATCGCGGTGTCCAGCGCCTTGCGATCGACGCGGCTCACTGGTTTGCCGGCTTGGGCGTGCCGCACTCGTTGCACGTGCCCGGCACCGCGGCGAGACTCGGCTTCGTCCAGACGCGGCACGCTGGATTCGAGCAGCGCCACGTCGTGAACGAGCTGACATGATCGGGACGGTACAGATTCGGCTCGCGCCGTTGGTTCTCACCGATGTACGGCATGGTCCTATGGATGGAGGAGAGAGAGCGCGAGCTTGACGGCGCCCGCGCCGGCGAGGGTGACGCCCGCCACCTTCACATCGTGCCACCAGCGCGAGGCGCGGCCGGGGATCATGGCGCGCGTCGCTTTGACTTCCGTTTGAGCCGTGACGAGGCGCGCGTTGAGGTCGGCGATCGACGCCGAGTCTTGCGCGAGCGCCGCGGCGTCCGCGTTCACGGTCGTGAGTGCGGAATCTCGAAACTCGGCGTACTCGACCTGCATGTTCACCAACACGTGCAGGATGTCCGCGATGGTGCCGTCGACGTAGTGCGGCGTGAGCGAGTCATCGTTGACGTAGATGGTGTGCCACGTGGAGTCGATCGACAGCAACCGTTGGGTCGTGTCGGGGTGCATCTGAGAGTCGGGCACCACGGCTCCCGGCGCGCCATGCGGCTCGCTGTGTGTACCGGCGTTGGGGCCGAACCTCAGATGGATCGTTGCTCGCGCGCTCGCAGCGTTGGCGGCAGCGACGAGCTGCGCGCGGTCAGCGGCGGCGTTCGCGACGAGCGAGTCGCGGGTGATCGAGTCGCGATGGATGACGCTGTCCTGCTGCGCGGCGATGACGACGAGCTGCTTGGTGGCGGCCTGCGCGGCATCGACGCGAGCGTTGGCGCGGGACGCCGCGAAGGCGAGTCCGAACACGAACGCGAGCGCCACGAGGATGAGCGCGAGCACGTAGTTGGGCGGACGGCGCGCGTAGAGCGCGCGGGCCTCGGCCTCGGCGGCCGTGGCGATGCTTTCGATTTCCTGCGGGATGTTGGGCTTCTCGGGGGTGGTCATGGTGCCTTATGCGCTGTCGCGCGCGGTGAGGAGGTACGGCCACGACGTGATGCCGTAGCGTTTCAAATCGAGGTCGACGAGCGCGTAGAAGCCGGTCGATCCGTTCCACTGCTCGGGCGGGATCGTCTGACAGCCTTCGCTCGTCGTGGTGTTGTCGCCGCCGCGGTGCATGTGGATGCCGAACTGGCCGCGCCACAGTCCGTTGGCGAGACAGAACCCGCGCTCGTCGTGGATGCCGTAACCGATGGCGCTCGAGCCCCAGCGGGACACGATCACGTCGGCGGCTTGCCCGAACGCGGCGTAATGCGGGTGCTCCTTCGGGTCTTTTGAGAGATTGTGAATGACGCGCGTCCACGGCCAGATGCCGGGCGTGAGCGTCGCCATGCCCGGCCACTCGCTGGTCGGGTCGGTGTTCGCGTTCACCGCGAGGAACAGCGACGGCGAGACGTAGAAGATCGCGTCGTCGTAGAGCCCGATGTCGTTCTCGCCGGGCTTGCCCATCGTGTCGCGGTAATAGCCTCGGCGCCCGAGCATGAACGTCTTGGCGGTGAGGCCCAGCGCGGACGCGAGCGCGACCACATCGTCGCGCGACATCTCGGGGCGGGCGGGCGGGACGATGCTCACCGTTCAGCGAACAGCGGGAAAAGCGCCCCCTGTCCCCTCACGTAGCCGATCCGCCAGATGAACCCCATGCCCGGCACGACGCCGAACGGGTCCGTCTTGTAGGTCGTGCCGTCGAACCGCTCGCGCGCGTAGAGCGCGATCTGCTGGCCCATGATGAGATGCTCATTGATGACGAACGTGTGCTTCGAGTTCGCCATGACGGTGCCGAGCTTTTGAACCTGCGCCTCGCCGTTCAAGAGCCACACGTCCGCCTCGTAGTAGTCGTGATTCTCGACGCGGATGGTGACGCCCGACGCGTCCGGCGCTGGATCGTCGGGCGGAATGCGACCCACGCACGTCGCGACGACGACGGCGCCCATGAGCGCGGTGACGACGAGGAGCAGCCTGCGAGCGATGCGTTTCATTGGGCGGTGGTGTCGTCGTGTTTCGAGCGGATGAGCAGCGCCACCGCGCCCGACGTGATGAAGGCGCCGGCGAGGACGCCGAGCTGCGTGATGATGCCGGCGACGCCCTCGAATGCTTCGCGGGCTGGCATGCCGTGCTTGTACGCACTCACGACGGCGTACACGGCGACCGTCGAGCCAGCGAGGCCGATCACACACCCGACGATGCCGAACAGGAACGCGAGCAAGCGCGTCATGCTTTGCTCGGCGTGGATTTCAGCGAACCCGGCGAGGTACGTGATCGCGGCGCGCGCGCCAGAGGCGAGTTTGCCGCGGAGCGTGTCCGCGGCTTTCGAGAGGGCGGTGGTGATCTTCGCCTCGTCCATCATTCGCTCGGCTTGGCGAACCCGGCTCGCACGAGCATGTTGGTGAGCCCTTCGAGCGTTTTGTCGAGCCGCGTCAGCACGTCCGCCATGCGCGGGATGTCCTTCACGTCCTCGCCGTGTTCACTCTGCCAGCTCTCGGTCGCTTTCACGCGATCGGTGAGCGCGATGACCGTGGGCGCGTCGGCGACATGCTTGTGGACCGTCGAGCGCGCGAGCGCCGCGAGGAACGGGGAACCCAACACCGCCAGCACACCAACGCCGGCGAAGATGGCCTCGAGGATCGACGTGACGGTGGGTTCTACGGTCATGGTCGGGAGCGCAAAAAGCCCCGGCGCTCGGGTGAGCGCGCGGGGCCGGATGACGGTCAATGCGTTGTGTCCTACATGCCTCAAGATTAACTGCGAACACGAACTGAGTCAGCAGCGAATCGCTACGGGCCGCTCACGGTGAGGCTCGCCGTTCCGACAACCGAGCCGATGGTCGCGGTCACGGTGTCAGTCTCCACCCCGGTCACGCCCGAATCGGTGGTGCAGTGACCGGACGAGTCGATCGACGACGTGCCGCTGACGGCCCACGACGGACTGACCGCGCCCATGTCCGCCCCGAACTGGTCGAAGCCTTCGGCGCTGAAATCCACCGTTTGACCCGCGGCGACGGACGCCGGGTTCGGCGAGACGACGATCGTTGTCAACACCGGCGCCGTGCCATCGTACCCGAGCCGCCACGCGCCGCCGCTCCATATCCACTGTTTCGTGACCGCGTGCCACGCGCCGCCGGTATAGACCCACATGCCGATCGCTTGTCGATATGCGCCGTCGCCCGGTCGCGCGACCCATAAGAAAGTCGCCATTTACGAATACTGAATCCAGAGTTGGCCGGTCGATCCGGTGCCGCTCGCCGGTGAGGTCGACACCGTGACGGGGTAGTTCGGGCCGGTCGCGCCCTTGATGTTGCCCTCGAGCGTATACGTGCCGCTGATCTTCTTGTAGACGTTGCCGGTCAACACGTCGAGGTAAAAATCGTTGTCCACGCCCGGGCCGGGGCTCCCCGGGGCGCCGCTTCCAGCGTACCACTGAGAGCCGTTCGTGCCGTTCGTGCCGTTCGTACCCGATGGGCCGGTGGGTCCGGTCGCGCCGGTGTTGCCCCGCGGAATCGTGAAGTTGAAAACGGCATTCGTGGTCGTGCCGACGTTCGAGACGCTGGCGCTCGTGCCGGCTGCGCCCGTCGTCGTCGTTCCTGCGTCGACCGTCGTCGTGCCACCGCCCGCACCGGGAATTGCGATCGACAGCGACAGGACCGGCATCGGACTGAGCGCGGTGCCGGTCCACAGGAAGATTTTTTCGACCTCGAGCGTGAGTAGCCACGACTGTGCCGCGGTCGCCGTCCACTCGAGCAACCAGCCCGGGACGCCCGTGTCGTAGTTGTTCGTGCCGGGGAACGATCCGGGGTTGAAGGTCGGCAACACCGAGCTGCCCGTCGCTACGTCCTTGGCGATTGCGGTCAGCGTGTGGTCGGCGCCACCGCCCACCCAAATCGCCTGCGAGGTCATCTCGTTCTCGACCCCGGCGCTCGTCGTCTCGAACAGGCGGAACCAGACCTGCATCTTGCCCGTGCCGCTGTTGTACTGCGCTTTGCTGATCGTGAGGCGGCCCGGGATCGTGTCGCGCGGTTTTTCCGTGACGGTGATAACGTCGCTGTCGTCGACGCGGTTCGCCGCGTGCGCGGTCCACGTTACACCGCCGACGCCGGTGCCGAAGTCGGGCCGGTCGATCACGTAGTCGACGAACCCGCCGTTGGCGACCGTCTGCGGCGTGTTCGGCGTGATGCTCGGGATGTGCGTCAGCGCCGGCGCGTCGATCGTGATGTACGACCCGGCCTGCGGGACTGCGTCGTTGACGGTGACGCGCACCGTCATCTGGAGCTGCGCGTTTGCCTGCACGCTCGCGACCACGGACAGCTCCATCGTGCCGGCGCCCTTCTGCGGAATGACGATCAAGTCGTCGTCGTCGATGTACCCCGCGCCGGTCGCTCGGAATCGCGCCTGCGACGGCGGGCTGCTCGTCGCCCCACGGTTGAACACCCACGAGCTACCGGCCGCCACGAGCACGCCAATGCTCGCGCCGGATGCCACGGTCGCGTCGCCCGTGATGCTGACCAACTCGACTTGCGGCGTCGTGCCGGTCGGGTTGTTCGCGTCCACCGTCACGGTGATCTGCGTATCGCTGGCGGACGCCATGTGCGCGATACATTGCGCGTTTACTAATTGCGCCGCCGGAAGCACCACGATCTTGTCCGCCGTCCGCCCGTCCGGCGAGACGCCGCGAACGGTCATCAACGCGGGGCTCGAGCCAGCCGCCGGGAGATTCACCTTCCACTGCGTGTCGTTCGCTGCGAGCGTGCCCACGGCTGGGCCGCTGTTCACCGAACTGCCGGACGACAGGTCGAAAATCTCGACCTGACAGACGGAGCCGAGCGGATCGACGCACGCCACCTGAAAGTGGAGCCGCAAGCCCTCGTCGGTCGGCGGGCTCGCCGGCAACACCGTCACCTCGACGGCGAGCGTCGTCGGGATCGGCCCCAACCCGAGCGGCTTCCACGGCGTCACGTCGACCGGATCGGTGTATCCCGACGGCGCCGCGGGGTCGAGGATCGAGCGCGCGCTCATGCGCCTGCGGAGTCCGTCGTTCGGTGCGACGCGCACGATTTTGGTCCAATCGCCGAGCATGGCGACGGCGCGGCCGATCGTGGTGGCAGGACCGTACGAGCCGGTGCCGACGCCCGTCTCCAACTCCTCTTGGAACTCGACGTAGCCCGGCACCTCGGCGGCGATGACCGCGAGCCCGTACGTGCCGTCGAGCACAAAGCCGTTGCTGTTCGTCGAGCACGCGAAGGCGGTCGGGAACACCGGGTCATCGAGCGCGGGCGATGAGGCTTGTGTGAACGTGAGCGTCGCCATCGGGCCAACGCCGCCGTATCCGTCGAACGCGCGGACGCCCACGGTATACTGCTGACCGAGCACGAGCGGGCCGAGCGCGAAGTGCGTGGACCCGGCCTCGAGGCGCGTCAACCGAAGGATGTCGAGGAACGTCGTCGGCATCGTGGCGCCGGTCGTGAGGAAAATCTCAATCCGGTTGATGCTGTCGCCCGGCGTCCACGTGAGGTCGAAGTCGCCCGAGTCATCGGTCCCGGCGAGGCCCGTGATGGCGGCGATGCCGGGCAAGTCGACGTAGCCGGTGCCGCTCGGATACACCCACGCGCTCGGGAGCTTGAACCCGGCGCCGCCACCCGGGAACGATCGCGCGCGCACCCACGCACGCCCGCCGCTCGGGAGCTTGTCGACCACCGCGGTGCCCGACGCCGTGATCGGTGCGGGCGAGAACTTCCACAGCGCCGACGTGTCGGCGGGCCGCGTCACCGTGCCCGTGTCGGTGATGGCGACCATGAACAGCACGGGATCGCCAGCGGCGTTGAGCGTGACCGAATCGTTGAGCGTGTTGGCGCCCGGCGAGGTCGGCGTGCCGATCGTCGGCGTCACCGCGACGGCGTTGGCGCCAGCGTCGAGGAGGTCGAGCTGCACCGTGGGTCCGTTCTCGGTGCGGCCCGTGATGAGCGCGAGACGCGCACCACCGCGCGTGTTCGACGCGGCATCTGGAATCTCGTCGACCTGAACGACGCACCATTTGCCCGTCGTGAACCCCGACGCGGCCGCTCGCTTGTACGACACCGACATCGCGACGGGGCCGAGCGCGTACGGGGCGCGCAGCTCGGACGCGACGGCGGCGAGCTGGTTCTGGACGACGAGCGGGCGCGCCTGTCCGTCGAGCGTTTCGACGACGGACGGCTGACCGTTCGGGCTCGGTGGCCCGGTGAGCCCATAGCGAGCGCCGCGATCGTCGAACTGTTCGGTGTTGCCCTTCACGTCGCCGACGCGCGAACCCGCTTGCAACGTCTCGAGCACCTCGTCATACGGCTCTGTGATCTTGACCGGCGCGATGTCCGGCGCGTGGTCGCGCGCCTGCTCGAACGCGGGGAGCTGCTGGAACGGCTTGGGCAAATCGCTGTCGGCGATCTGCTGCTCGACGTGGTACGTGATCTGGATGGACGAAACGGCCTGCGTGGCGTCGGGCGCCCACGTGGGCACGCTGCCCGTGTCCATGTCCGCCGACGTGAGCGTGCCCACGGGCGTGATGAGCGAGGACCGGCGCAAGTCGCAAATGACGATCTGCCCGAACTCGTTCGGATAGTACGCGAGGTTCGCGTGCCGACACACCGCCTCGACGGTGTCGTTGAGCTTCGCGATGGCCGTCTCGAACGAGCGCCACGTCGGGAACGACGGGTCGGCCTCGAGCGCGGCGAACGATGCGGAGTCGGTCCCGATCGACCACGTCGGGTTGCCCGACGCGTCGAGAATGCCGTACGCACCCGACAGCAAGTGCCGGATGAACGTGACCGGATGCACGTCGTTGATGAGCAGCGGGAGCGTCTCGCTCACCGCGTACTTCATGGGCTTGATGTAGAACTCGACGGCGGTGCCGTTCGGCGGCACGGTGGCCGGCGTGGCGCCCGTGACCTGTGCGGCGGCGAGCTTCTCGAGCGACGTGGACCAGTTGATCGCTCGGGGCAGCTCCCACTCGGTTGTCGTGCTGTCGTCGAGGCGCGTGATGACGAGGTGTGTTTTGAACGACGGTTGCGGCGACAAGAGCCCGTCGATGAGCACGCGCGGCGCGATGAGGCGCTCGGGGTTCGGTTGGTCCTTGTCGACCGTGAGCGAGAACGCGTCGTAGCCCGCGAGCTGCGGCGCCGCGATGTGGCCCTTGGCCTTGGCGACGACGGGGAAGGGGCCGTACGCCTGCAACAGCCCGAGCGGGTAGAGGTGCGACTGAAACGCGTAGCTCGAGACAGTCGACGCCGGGGAACCCACGAACACGTTGACCGACAGATCGTCGGTCATCTCGTTCGCGGTGAGTTGGAAGTTGAGCCGGTCCGCGAGCTGCGGCTGGACGATGCGCCCGGTGAAATAGCGCGTCCACGTCGCCGTGCCGGGGCTCGTCGGGGCGAAGTCGAGCGACTCCTCGACGACGATGAGGCGGCCCGTGAGCACCAGCTCGCCGGCGGTGTCGCCCGTGAACGCCGTCACCCAACGGTGCGCGTTGTCGGTGAGCATCTTGTCGCCGAGCTTGAAGGTCAGCGACCCGATGTCCGTCGTTTTCTTGAGCGGGTCGATGCGCGAGCGTCGGCCCATCGGCAGCGAGTTGAGATACGGCTGGAACCCGGTGACGCCTTGGACCGTCGCGATCTTGAACGGGTCCGAATGCGCGGAGCCAGCGCGGGGCGTGAGAACGGTCGACTCCGTAGGGTCGACCGAGCGCGGAGCGTAGACCGTGAGCCGGTACGCCGGGGTGAGAATCGACATTAGTATCCCGTGAACACCGAACCGTCCGACGTGCGGATCGTGAACGGCGACAGCTTACGCGTGAAGTCGGCCTCGAGCCCCGACGGGCCTTTGCTCGGCTCGACGAGGTAGCAGGGTTGGAACGTCGTCGGCGCCCCGACGGGGTCGGGGTAGAAGTTGAACACGTTCTTGGCACGCGCCCATTCGAGGAACGCGCGCCAGCCCGTCGACCCTTCCCAGCCCGTGTACGCGTTGCCTTCGGGCGTCGTGATGTCCACGCGTGGAATCCAGCGCACGTCGCCGGTCAAATACTGGTCGACGCCGGTGAGCCACGCATCTTCGACACCGGACAGATATTGCGTGTCGATGGACCCGTCGCGGCTCTCGCTGTACGCGTTCGCCGAGTCGAGCGGGTATCCACAGTTGAGCGTGTTGGCGAACGCGTCGCCCCACGTAATCTTGAACGCCTTGCCGCGGTTGGACATAGGAAGGGTGACGAGAGACTAGAACGCGACCGGGTGCGCGCCGGGGCGCGTGTGCCAGCGGAGCACGCACGAGGCGATGTTGTCGGTGCCCTGCACGCGATGAACGCCGGGCGCCGGGACGCAATGCACCACGCCATTGTCGTCGACGACGCGGTGCGTGGTGTTGCCCACGAACAGCGTGCGCGGGTGGTCGATGCGGTACACCGTCCCCCCGAACTCGTACTCCCGCCACATCTCGTCGCTAATGCACTTGCCGTCCATGATGTCCTCGATGTTGGTGGCTGGTAACCGTGACCTTCAAGATATTGCGCCTGACGGAACGAGTCAGCTACGGCTTTTGATCGTGACGCGACGACCCGACAGCAGCGACAGCGCGTTGGCGAGTGCGTCCGCCTGTCGCGGATCATTCATGTCGAGGAACCCGCCCTCGACGACGAGCGTGGCGTCGCCCTGCGACCCGGAGAGCGACGAGTTGGCCGACGAGGCGCTCGACGCGCCGCCCGAGCCTGCGCTCCCGACGCGTGACGCCGTCCCACCGAGCGCGCCCGCGATGGCGAACATGCCCAAGCCCGCGGCGGTCCACCCGGCTGCGGCCTCGAACTCGGCGGCCGCGCTGGCGGCGGTGAGCGGGTTGGCGAGGTCGAACAGCGCCGCGGCGGCGTCGGCCTCGGCGCGCTTCATAAAGAACTGGCCGAACGCGGACGCCACCGACGCGAGTGCCCCGAGCATCGCCGACTCGAACGCCTTGCCGCCCTTCTCGGCGCCGGATGCGAACGCCGCGAACGCTCGCTCAGTCGCCGCGCCGAACGACTCGAACGTCGACACGGCGATGTGCCCGATGATGTCGTCGAGGCGCTGGCCCTCGCCCGCGGCGCGCCGAATGCCGTCGGCGAACTGCGCGAGCGTCTGATTCGTGCCCGGCGGGAGGAGCGTGCCGCCCGTGCGCCGTCCGTTGGCGTCGATCGTGCCACCGATCGCCGGCAACTTTTGAATCTCGTCGTCGATCATCTTGGCGACCGAGTGCGTCTGCGCGAGGAGCGCGTTGCCGCTCGCCGACACGAGCGCCATGCCGTAGCCGTTGATTTCTTGCTGGAGGTCGTTCTTCGCGTCGCGCGACGTGATTTCGTCGAGCGACAGGAACCCGGCTTGCTGCCGAGCGTCGCGCGACGCCTTGAGCGCGTCGAGGAGCTTCACCCGGTCTTGGTCCGTCATGTTGCCGCGCTGGACGGCGGCGGCGAGTTGCAGCTCCACGCGCGCCAGCTCGTTCGCCGAGTCCATCGCGTTGTAGTTGAGCGCGATGTACTGACGGAGCACGCCGGCGCGCGCCGTGAGGTCGTCGATGTACTGCTGGTGCGCCTTCTTCCGCTCGGCGTCGAGGAAACTTTGCTTCGTGTTGTCGGTCGACGGTGCGTTCGCGAGGCCAGTGCCCGCGATCGGCCCGCCCGCGCCCTCGGCGCTGGTCGCGAGCTGCGCCTTGGCGGCGAGCGCGATGATCTGCGTCTCGCGGTCCTGCGCGTTCTTCAAGCCCGTCGTGATGTCGTCGACGAGCGCCTTCGCCGAGTTTTTGATGCCGATGAAATCGTCCGCGGCCGAGTTGAACTGCCCCGACGCGAAATTGTTGAGCGCCTTGCCGATGTTGGTCTTGCCGCCGGTGAACGCGTCGACCGCCGTGCCGATGAGTCCGAGCCCGTTCGCCACGGTGCCGACGATGCCGTGGATGACCGCGGACACCGTGTCGGCGACGGCGACGATGGGGACGATGAACACCATTGCCGCGATCTTGAGCGCGTCGAAGATCGTCAGCAGCACGATCTTGAAAGCCGTGTACTGGACCGTGAGCTGGTTCACCGCGTTCGCTTGGTCGGCGAACTTAATCATCGACTCGGCGGCGTCGTCCAAGTCCTTCGAGAGCCCCGCCTTGCCGATCGAGATGGCGAGCGTTTCAGCGGCGCCCTTGAGCCGCGTCCACGAACCCTCGAGCGTGTGCGCCTGTTCGTCCATCGCCCCGGCGAACTTCGTGTTGCCGAGCTGCTGGAGATAGTCGACGATGTCCTTGGCGTCGTTCCCGATCGACGTTTTCTGCCCGCGGAACGTCGCGACGAGGTGGTCGCCGTCGGCGATCATGTTAATGCCGAACTGGCGGAGCGCGCGGTAGTTTCCCTCGGCGGCGCTTTGGACGCTCGTCGTGAAGTCGGCGACGTTCTCGCCACTCAGGGCGGCGATGTTGCCGAACGCCTTGAGCGTCTCGATGGTCGGGTCGATCCCTTGGTTCTTGAGCGTGATGAACGCCCGCACCCAATCGGCCGAATCGAACGGCGTCTTGCCGGCGAACTTGTCGAGCTGCTCGAACGCCGCGGCGGCGGTCTTGGCCGAGCCGGTGAGCACGGTGAGCTGGCCGACGAGCTTCTGGTACTCGGCGTTGGTTTCGACGATCGACTTGGTGATTTCGGCGAACCCGAGCGCGATGCCCAGCTCGCCGAGCACTTCGCGCAGCTCGCCGACCGACTCCTTGACGCCGTCGATCTTCTCCTTGGCGGAGTCGATGGCGTTGTTCGCCAAGTTCTTCGCCGTGATGAGGATTTCCACACCGATGTTTTGCGACATTGGTCTACTCGCTCATGTCCTCGGGGTAGGCCGTGCGGATGAGTTGGCGCGTGTGCTTCTTGATCTTCGGGTCTTTGGTGCCGCCCATCGCGGTCGCCTGCGCGAACGCGCCCGCGTGCGAGTGCATAAGCTCGTCCTCGGCGCGCTGGTGCCGAATCGACGCCACGGCGAGGATGAACAGCTTGAACGGGATGACGCCGTCGCGCGTGTAGCGACGCCAATACGGATTCTCATATGCGGCCCACCCGTAGTGATGGATGAACCGCCAGATGAGCGACCCGAGCGGCGTGCCACCTCGCTTGCCCTCTACGTCGCCGGTGCCAGCGGAGCCGTCCCCTCGCCCGCTCCGACGGGGTACGGCATCGCATTCCGCTGGCACTCGCAAAAATCCTTGATGGCCTCGAGCTGGACCTTCTCGGGCAGGCGCTTGAAGCAGCGCCATGCGGGGTTCCATCCGTTGCCGAACACCCACACGACCGGGCGAGCATACCACGGGGCGGGGAACCACGACGCGATGAAGTCGCGCGTGGTGTTCCGAACGTCGCGCAAGATCGCGCGCGAGTCGTGCCCAGCGGGCGACACCTTCGCCGCCTCGACGCCGGCCAACACTTTGTTTTTGTTCGCGTGGAGCCGAAACCACTCGTCGGCGGAGAGAATGCGACCGACGAACCGACGCCGCCGGACCTGAAATTCCGGCGGCGTGGTCGCTTCGACCCATGCGTCTGCGTTGAACGCCACGGGCTGACTCCTGCTTACGTGTGCGGGAACACGATCGAGACGGCGTCCCACAGGCCGAGCGCCGACGGGAAGAACTGGTACGACAGGGACCACATCGCGACGTTGTTGTCGTCCTGCTCGGGCACGGCGGTGAGCACGGCCTTGGGGCTCGTGATCTGGTAGCGGAGCCCAGCGGCGGCACCGACGTTGAGCGAGAACGCGCCGCGCGTCGCCAGCTCGCGAATCTGGTACGCGTTGTAGTTCGCCAAGTCCTCGGCCTCGATCACGACTTGCATCGTGATGTCCCGCGTGGCGCCGTCGGCGAACCCGCCGTGGAGCCCCGTGGTGTTGTCCATCGCACGCGCGCCGATGTTCCGGTTGTCGGCGAACGAAAACGACTTCCATTTGCCGATGACGTACCCGCCGACCGTGATGAGCGCGGCCTCGGCCTTCGCCGGATCGGTGATCTGCGCGTTCTCATACGTGATAGCCGGAATGGGCGTCTGCGTCGGGAGCACCGGCATCAACCCCGAGTACGCGAACTGCGCCTTCGGGATCGCGCCCGCGTCGGAGTCGATCTTCAACTCGCCGATCGCGCCGGCCAACTCGGCCTTGAGCTGGCGGTAGTAGCACTCGAGCGACAGCGACACGTCCGTGCCCGTGGGCGACGGCGTGTAGATCGCGTCCGAGCTGGTGAACGCCACGTCGTAGCCCGCGCCACGGAGCAGCGTGTGCGCGCTCGGCACGTGCGTCGCGTCGTAGATCGGCGTGGCGCCGCCGATGCCGGCGAACTCGGCCTCGACGTTCACCTTGCCGTAGCGGCCCGACTGACCGACACCGGCGAGCCCGATCGGCGCGCCGAAGGTGCCGTTCCGCTTCCCGTCGTGCATGTAGTCCATCGACACGTCGGGGATGGTCGGGATGGCGAGGCCGTCGGTCGCTGCCGCCGGATTCGCGTACGTGTTCCGAGTCGCTTCGATCTTCGCGAGGAGCGCGAAGTTGTTGAGAACTCTCATGGATCGTTACTCCGGTGTCCGTTGGGTGAGCGGGGAAGGGGAATGTCGAAGCGCGCGCTACCGGCGCGGACGGGTGTCACGAACCTCAAAATCCAGCGCGAAAATGCCGATGGCGGTGGCGTCGCCGACCGCCTCGTTCCACGTGCCATAGGTGACCTTGTTCGCCGCCACGACGGTGATGTGGGCGCGCGTGCGGGCCGCCTTTGCCGTTGTCGTGTCATCGTTGAACGCGGCGGTGGACATGCCGATGGCACGAATGACGTACTCGAGCCAGCGCCACGTCGCTGCGGTGCGGGCGGAGCGCACGATGACGCGCACCGTCATCGCGAGCGATGCAGCCTTGCGATTGGTCTGACCGGCCGAGCCCTCGGCGACGACCGGGCCGTCGGGCATGACGTACAGCGCGCGCATGACGTTCGGCGTGTTGAACGCCGCACAGTTGTCGTCGCGGTACGGGTCGACGATCGAGTCGACCGGCGTCGGCGCGCTGGTGTCGAGCGGATTCAGCACCGTCGCGTCGAACGTGGCGAGGATGTCGTTGACCCCCAGCCCGGTCGGATCGCCGGCGCCGTCTTTGCCGTTGAGCCAATCGCAGTAGGCGGTGACCGTCTCGAGCTGCATGGCTACTCCCCGTCGAGGAGGAATTGCGCCACGTAGCCCTCCCACGTGCGAACCACGGGGGCGGGCATGGTCGCGGGCAGGATCGGGCGACCGGGGATGCGCTTGGGGCCGTCCGGTCGGCGAATGAACAGCGCGCGACCACTCTTGCCGAACACCGGCATGGTGCGCGAGATGAATCCCGTCTGGAGCATCGTCGCCAGCGGCACGCCGGTCGACGACTTGTAGTCGGAGCCGCGCACGTAGCGAAGCGCGTCGATGATGCGGATGGACCCGGGTGCGCCGGGTGTGGTGAACGACGCGCGGAGCCCGCCCGTGGCGACCAACGCCTGCGTGCCACCGATGCCGTCCGCGTGACGCACGGCGAGCGTGGCGGGCGATGCCGGCGCCCACGGCGTGCCGAACGTGCGGCCCTGCGACGCGAACTGCTGCTTGAGCAGATCGGTGAGGTTGGCGTCGATCTTCTCGAACACCGGCGACAGGTCGGAGCAATGGCGTGCCACGGCGGCCATCGTCTTGTAGAAGTCGGCGAGGTCGATCGTCGCGCCAATGCGGAGCGGCTCGGCGGCGGTCGCCATCAGATGCCCCACCTGACGCGGCCGATGATGAAAAACTTGAGCGCGCGCCCGAAGTCGGGCGGGAATCGCTCCTCGGCGTCCGAGCGGTACGAGCGCGTCGTGCGCGAGCTGCTGGCCGTCTCGCTGTCGACGTTCGGCTTCTTGTCGTCGCGCGCGATGCGCCAGCGGATCACGTTGGCGATTTCGCGGCGGTATGCGGCGACGAACGCGTCCTCGGCGTCGAACGGATCGGGCGCGTAGCCCTTGAGCCACACGAACCGCTCGACGGGCGTGTTCTCGTCGAGGATCACGGCGAGCCCGCCGTCGTCGATCCGATCGCGCGTGAACTCTGCGAGCACGTCCTCCTCGGCGCTCGCGGCGACGTTCGCCATGTCGGCATAGTCGCGGATCGCGGGCGGGAGGAGCGCGAGGTCGTTGTCCTCGGTCGGGTCGGTGCGGAAGTAGCCGTCGGCCATGTGGCGCTACTCCGTGGGAGCCGCGTCGACGTACGCCGGCTTGACGTTCCGGCCCGGGCGCTTGCGCGCGTGCTCGGCCTTCTCGAACAGATCGCGCTCGGCGATGATGCGATGGAGCGTCTCGACGGCGCCCTCGGACACGCCGCGCTCACCGGCGTGACTCAAGAGGATCGCGACGAGCTGGCGGCCCATCGCTGCGTCCTCGCGCTCGCGGAGCGGCGCGTCCGAGTCGATGCCGAAGAAGCGGTACAGCTCCGACGGGAGCGCCTCGCTCGCGCCCTCGACAAAGAACAGCGGGACGCCCGCGTGATCGTACGCATCGGCGACCGGCGCGTGCGTGAGCGAATCGAGGTCGACGACGACGGCGTCGAAATGCTCGAGGTGGTCGTTCGACCGATAGTGCCGGTCGGAGCGCCAGCACGGCGAGCTACCGCACGCGACGACGAGCGCGGCGGCGGCTTTGAGCGCCGGGGTGGTCGTGTTGCCGAAAATGCCGATCCGCATGACGATGAGAGGGTTCTGGTTTCGTGAATTGTGAACGTGAAAGACCACGGGCTCGGCGCTCGGTTGATTCGAGCCCGAGCCCGTGGGCGGGTGCTACGCCGGGATCACGTGGTGAGCAGCTTCGTGCCCGGGCCGTTCTTGCCGTCCGTCGCGGCGAGAATCCACGTCGCCGCGGTGCCGAGCACCGTGTCGTTCGGGTTGGCGCCCTGCGTGGTGTCGTACTTCATCCCCTTGACGGAGACGTTGTACGCGTACTCGCCCTGCAACCGATAGACGAGGTTCGCGAGGCCGGTGACCGGCTGGAAGATCAACGAATCCGGCTCGGACTCCTTGACCTCGACCGCCCCCGGCACCAGCGCCAGCGTCGCGTACTTGTTCGGCGTGCCCGTCACGAACAGCGACGGCGCGTCGATCACGAGCGTCGGCTTGCCGAGCGTCGCGACCGTGCCGTTGCGGATGACCACGTCGGCGACGTTGAAAATCTTGTCGCCGAGCGCCTGTCCGATGAGGTCGAAGTACGGCTTCGAGTGCATGACGTACATCGCCAGCCGGCCGGCTTGGTCGCCCATCGGACGCTGCGCGTCGTTCAGGTGCGTGTGCGTCATGGTCGGGGTCGTGTCGGCCGACTTGTCGGTCGAGAACGCGCCCGCGGAGATGTTGCCGATGGCCGCCTCGACGACCATGATGGCCGTGTTGACCATGTTCTGGAGCTTCTGGTCGGCGACCATCTCGCCCACGTAGAAGCTGAACAGAGCCGGGTCGGCGCTGATCTTCTTCCACTTGTCGAGCGTGTCGGCGACGGGGCCGATGCGCTTGTTGACCTTCACGCCGACCAGCTCGCCCTGCGTGGTCTTGGCGTCGGTCACTGCGGCGATCGACGTGTTGTCGCGGCTCGAGATGAGCCCCGAAATCATCGCCATGAACGATTCGCGCTCGAAGTTGCCCTCGACCAGCTCGGTGACGAGCAGGAGAGCGCCGTTCGACGCGCCGTTGAAGGCGACGATGTTCTGGACGAGCCGCTCGTACTGCCCGCCGAAATACTGCTCGTCGTAGACTTTGAAGTCGGTTACCGTTCCCGCGGCCATTGTCGATTACTCCCGGTGTGGTGTGGTGATGGTTGCGTGAGTGGCGCGCCGCGGTGCGCCGATTACGCGGCCGTTGGTGCAAGCGGCAGGGCGCGGAACTTCTCGAGCCCGTGCTCGCCGATGAACTTCGACTTCGTGGCGGCGTCCATCGTCGATCGGAACAAGCCGGTCGGCGGCGTGCCGCTGTTCTGCGTGCTGCCCTTCGGCGGCGGTGCGCCGACGTTCGGACCCTTCTGCGTCTGCTGCTCGACGAAATCGACGTTCTCCGGGTTCGCGGCCCATGCGGTCGCGAACTCCTCGATGCCGACGAACGGCATGGTCTGCGTCGCCTTCGTCGAGAACAGGAACTCGCCGTCCTCGCCCCGCTGCGCGAACTGGCCCGACTTGTCGTCGAACTCGAAGCGAGCGGCCTCGATTTCGGCGATGCGCTTCCGTACCGCCTTCTTCACGCCCGCGTCGCCGAGCGCCGCCTCGAGCTGAGACGACTTCGTGCGCGTGCGGTCCTTCGACAGCGTGTCGGTCGCGGTCGCGAGCTGCGCCTTGACCGGGTCCAACTCCTTCGTGCGCCACTCCGCTTGCAGTCTCGCCACGTCGGCCTCGGTGAGCCCGGCGCCGGTCGCGATCTTCGTCGGGTCGACGCCCGCCGCCTTCATGGCCTCTTTCTGGAAGTCGCCGTCCGCGAGCAGCTCCTTGCGGAGATTGACGGCCTGCTTCGCGAGGCGATCGTTGATCGTCCGCGTCATGCGCGCGCGGTGCGTCTCCTGCGTGATGAACAGCGTGTCGTCCAACTCGACTTCGGTTTCGGCGCCGTTGACGAACGCCATCGCTTTGAAGCGGGCCATGTGGGTCGGTGTCTCGTCTGGTTCCACGCCTTTTCCGTGGCGGTCGGTCGGGTGGCTTGTGCCCCGAAACGACGAAACCCGGCCTCGCGCTCGTGTGAGCGAAAGGGCCGGGCTTCCAAGCCGGTCACTGAATTGTCTGCACCCGAACAACGACGGCGGGTGAACCGTGTTGCTAATCTAAATCTGCGGAGCGCCCAAAGTCAGCAGCTCGTCGCGAGAAAGATGCGATCGGTATGCGGTCGCATTGCGTCGGCACTGCCATCGCATAGCGGTCGCAATGCGGACGCTATGCCCTTCACCGTCACCGTCACCATTACAACAACTCCTACTACTACACGAGGCGGAGTCGAGGAAACTGGTCGGTGAGGTCGATGGCGAACGTACTCGCGCTCGCACGAGCGGCGTTCCGTTCGGCTTGGCGCTCGATGAGCGCAGCGGCGTACGTGAAACACGTCTGGTCAATCAGCTCGGCGTCCGGGTCGTCCGGGTACGCGGCTTTGGCGTCGTCGGCGATGCGACGCAGCTCGGTGACGGTGCGCGCGTCCTCGGCGCGCCGTAGGTAGGCTCGGTAGTCGGTGAGTTCCATGTGCGTAGTTCCCCTGTCAACGGCGAGGTGTCGCGGCAGGCGCCACTCGGAACCAGGATCGCGTGTGACCCCACGCTCCGAGCGGGAGCCCGAGTATAAAATCGCCGGGTCGCCATGTCAGCAACGAGTTGCAAGAACCGCAACTCTTTGCGCGGGGAGGAACGCTACGGCTTGAGGTCGGCGGCGATGCGCTCGAGCTTGGCCCAGCCGTGGCCTTCTGTCGTCGACTGCTGGTGGCTCGTGAGCGGTCGGACGTTGGGCGTCGACCCGCTTACGTCCGATCGCGTCTCGCCCGAGAGCACGACGCGCGCCGAGTCTTTGCCCTGTGAGAGCACGGTCGCCCGGTACAGCACCGTGAGAGTGCCGATGCCGGCGACGTGCGTGAGCTGGACGGGCGCTGAGGTCACCGTGCCGCCGCTAGAGGCGTCGGCGATCGGGAGTCCCTCGGTGACGAACGCCGCCTTGACTCGCTCGAGCGCGGCCGCCGGCGGAGCTGGCACCGCGACACTGAGAGCTGACAGCTCGGGGCCGCCCGGGTTGGTCGGTGGGACGCCAGCCGGTACGCACGCGACCGCGGCGAGCGCGAGGACGGAAAAGAGTGAAAGTGATCGCATATCTTGCATTGTACGGAAACGAACGCGCCGGCTCAAGAGGGCTCGAGCCGGCGGTCCTAGTTGACAGCGTGGGAACTACGGTATTTGCGTCGCACCACCGAGTGCGAGCGGCGGGGCCGTCGCACCGATGACGCTTTGGTCGGGCGTGATGCCGTTGCCGGCCACGCCGCCCGAGCCGATCGCCACACCCGTGTCGTCGCCGCCACCGTCCGACGGCGCGCCACTCGCCATGCCTTCGTCCTCCTCGTCCGCGACCGGCTTGGCCCCGGCGAGGATCGGCGTCGTCTGCACGAGCTGCATGAGCGTGTCCGAGATGCCTTCGAGCGTGTCCATCGCCACCTCGGCGTCGATCAACCCGGACGCCGCGAGCACGCAGAGGAACAGCGCCACCTTGACCACGTCCGGCACGACGATGCCGTTGGTGGTCGCGTTGGCGATCGCCATTTCGATTTCCGACACCGCGATGGCCGCCTCGGCTTGATCCTCGTCGTACTCGAGCGAGCGTTGCGTCGCGACTTCCTTCACGAGCGCGAGCTTCGCGGTGCGGCCGACCGGGACCGGCTTGCCAGCGCCGAACACGAGCGACACGGACTTCTCGAGCACCGCGTCGGGATCGTTCGGCATGAAGTTGTCCGATCGCTCGACGTTCGACACGTACCAATACTTCTTGTCGTTCGGCTTGAGAGCTTGCTCGATGCGCCACAGCGCGTTGTTCTCGGCGTCGTCGAGCCCCGCCTTGAGGAGCTGGAGGAACGCGCCCTCGCCGGACTGCACGTCTTGGCGAACCTGCGTCGCCGTGCGGACCGCGGGCGCGGCGTCGTCGTACTCCCGGTGCGCCGTGTTGTGGAAATCCTTGATCTTCTCGAGGATGACATCGGTGGCGATCTTCGCCGGGTCGCTCGACGGCACGATGTAGCGATGGCCGTTCGACGTGATGCCCACGACTTCCTGCATGGCGTTGCCGCCCTGCGACAGCTCGTCGGTGATCGTGTCGAAGTGGTCGTCGTCCGCCGCGATGACGAGCCGCGGATGGTTCGCGACGCGGAGCAGGTTGTCGCGCGACGACTCGAGGTTGAAGATCGACGCCGCCTTGCGCGCGAGCAGGTAGCCGACGTTGCGGCGCATCGGAAGCTGGACGCGGAAGATCGGGAGCGACGGGCGTCCGTCCGGCGCGGTGTAGCGCCACGTGCCGGCGCCGCTCGGGCCTTCTACCTTGTTCTCGCGCCCCTGCACGTCGATCGTGTACCGCTGCCACCCGCTCGGCTGCATGTGGATATACTGGAGCCCGAACACCGGCGGCGCGGAGAGCGACGGGCGATCGTCGACCGCCTCAATCATCACAATCTCGGGGCCGGTCGGCAGTTCGATCCAGTTCGTGACCATGCTCGGCGGGAACACGCGGATGAGCGGCTGGCCGTTCACCACGTCGACCATACACCACGCCATCGGCGAGACGCACAGCTCGATGGCGAGCTGCTTCCACACGGTGAGGTAGCCCTCGCCCTCGGGCGACGCGCGGCGCCACAAGCGACCGATCGCCGTGGCCGGGTCCGTGGGATCGCCCAAGCCAATGCCGGCGTCGTTCATAAATCGCCGGTTGGCGTCGCCCTCGACCGCGAACAGTCGGCCGGCGAGCGATTCGACGACTTGCGCGAAGTGGTTGGTGTAGTCGGCGAGCTTGCATCGCTCGTCGTACGCGGGGTCCGTCTCGCCAGCGGCGCGGCGGATCAAGTATTGCGCGACGCGCGAGGGGTCGACGACGTTGCCGGTGTAATAGTCGCGCGCGTACGCCCAGCGGTCGACGTTGTCGTGGTAGAACGGGTGGACGTACTCGAGCCACGACTGCTTGCGGGCGTTGACGGCTTTGTAATTCTCGCGGCCGCTGAGAAGCGTGCCGCCCTGCACGGGGCCGATGGGCGCGCCGCCGGGGTTCGTGATCGTTTGCGGAGCAGTCATGGCGAAATGTCGCGCCAAAACGTCAAAAGGTCAGCAGCTCGGGGCCACTGACCTTTGATTTTCTAGCAATTTGTTGCGCGTTACGGCGCCTTGGTCTTGGCTTTGGTCTTGGCCTCGCGCTCGCGGCAGAAGCGACACGTGGCGACGGGCGCGTCGCGATGGTCGAGCAGATGGACGCCGAACGCTTCCAACTCGGCGCGCGCCTCGGGCGTCGGCGTGCCGCCGCACACGTATACGCGCTTGTCGCTCACGCGGCCTCCTCGACGATTTCGGCGACGGTGTTGAACCCCTCGTTGAAGCGCCAGATGAAACACGTCGGGTCCATGCCGTCGCGCTGTATCCAGCAAATCCACGCGTGATCCTCGGGCGTCTTGACCACGGTGTAGATCGGCCCGCCGGGCCAGCGAAGCCGATCGCCCTTTCGCGGCTTGCGTGTCAGCATCGCCCGGTGCTCCCCGGGCACATATGCTCGGGTTGGCAGTTGCCGGGGCACGCGTCGCCAGCGGGACACGCCGCTTCCAAGCAGCTATCGCCGCCCAAGTAAATGATGGCGCTGCGCGGCTTGCCGTCGTCGGTCCAGCGCATGTCGCAAATCATCTCGGAGTCGTGCGCCTCTTGGTCGTCGCCGACGATTTGAATGACCTCACCCACGGCGCCACGTGGCACGGCGCCCTCGGTGGCGAGCTGCGTGAGCACTTCGGGGTCGGTGTGGTCGTAGATCGGCGCCGTCACGTCGTCGGCAGTCAGGCGAACCCGATCGCCAACAGCGAAACGCCACGCGGTCGAGCCGTGGTCCTCGAACTCCCACGTGACATCGCCCACACCTTCGGCATCGTCGACGGAGCGGAGCGCGCGCGTCACGGCGTGCGCCAGCTCGTCGTCGTTCTCGGCGGTCATCTCGATGGTGACCGTCACGGTATAGTCACGCATCGTCGTCGCCCTCCTCCTCGTAGCCCTCGGGCTCGAGCACGTCCTGCACGTGGCGCGCGGATTCCCAATCGCCCTCCTCCCACTTCTCCGCGGGAATGTCCATCTCGAGCGCGATGTCCTCGGCCTCCTCGGCGGACGCCGCCTCGACTTCGACCTCGGCGTTGAAGGCGACCTCTTTGCCGACCCACACGGTGAACTTGGGCATGGTCAGCGGCCCTCCGGTGTGATCGGGTCCGAGAACGAGCGGAGGAGCGCGGCGGCCTGCTCCATCGCGTTCTGCGTGTCCTCGATCTGCTCGGCCTTGGCGGTGTCGCCGTAGTCGTGCGCGTCGTACCAGATGTCGGCGCGGCGGCCCTCGTCGAGCGCGTCGGCGCAGTTGCGGAAGATGGTGCGCCGCGCCTCGGTCATCTCGGGCAAATCGCCGCGAGCGATGAGGCGCGGGCGAAGGTGATCGACGCCCACCCAACACGGCGACGGGCGGTGATCCGGCTGAATCTTGACGCGGATGCCGATGTCGAGCACGGTGGCGGGCACCCAGCCGAGCGTCGCGTTCTGCCACTCGACGCGCTGGCCGATGGTGAAGGCGCTCATGGGTCCACCTCGACGCGCTGGCGCTCGCCCTTGAGCGCGTCCACGAGGAACCCGCCAAACTGGTCGGCGGTGACGGTGACGTACCGAACGAGGCCGGTGGACAGGTAGACCTCGGTCGCGCCCAAGCACGGGCGGAAGTTGACCACGTGGGCGGCGACGATCGACTCGCTCCTGTGGTCGTACGGCTCGTTGTTCACGCCGTACTTGAAGGTGCAGCAATCCAGAATCATGTGGTGTCTCGGGTGAATGGTGAACGGCTTCTCGGGCCGTGTGAACGTCAATCAATCTATTGCGTCAGACGGAACGGCACAACTAGCACGAATCGGCGCGGGCGAGCGCGATGTCGAATCTCCGGTCGGGGGTGGCGGTGCCCACCGGCGCCGGCATCGGCGCGGGTGGGTTGATCGCCGCGGCTTTCGCGGCGCGGTATGCGGCGAACCGTTCGGCAGCGGCGGCGCGTTGCTCGGGCGTGAGGATCACGACCCGCTTCGGGCGGAAGCGCACGCCGTGCGACTTGAACGCGGCCTTGAGCTTCGCGGCCGCCTCGAGCCCCATGACGTGCTGGACGAGCTGGAGGTGGATCGCGCAGAACTCCCAGCCGTGGTCGGCGGCGCGTCGGTCGTGCTTCGCCGTGAGGATGCAGTGCGCCAGCTCGTGGAGGATCACCGCCTTCTGGCGGGACCACGCGGGCAACTCGATCATGCCAGAGCCGCACGCACGAGCGGACGAACAACCGCCGCCGTGCTTGACGGTGACGGGGCGACGGTGCTGCGGGAACGTGCGGCGATACCACGCCGACTGCTGGAGCTTCGTGACGAACGCTTGGCACTGCTCGATGTCGCGGAGCTTCGGATCGGGGCAGACGCCGTGCTTGTACGGCAGCTCGATCGCGCGGCCGGCGGCGTACACTTTGGAACGCTGCGTGTCGCGGCGCTGGCCGGGGTTGGGTCCATTCTTGAGCAAGTGGTGTCTTGGTGCGGGTGAAGATGGGTTCTCGGCCCATTGTGCCACGTGGCACATATCACGTGTGTATCAATCTATTGCACTGTACGGAAAGAACAACTAGCGAACCGACGGGTGACCGACGTTCACAGCGACGGTAAACGCGCCGTTGCTAGATTGTGCTTTCCGGCCGACGCAATAAATTGATTGCATGTCAAACGTCGCCGCCAAGGTTCGCGCCCACAAAGAGGAGCACCCCGAGTGCTACTGCGCGGACCCCCGATGCCTCTGGCGTGTCGTGACCGCCCGTGGCCCGAACCCGTGCCAGAAGCACCCGCACCTCGGTGCGGGCAAGCCCCTCCCGACGAGCGTCCCCACCGAGTAAGTGGGAACGCCGTCGGCGTTTCTTCCCACTTAGAACGTGACGGCTCGAGCGCCGCGCGTCGGCAGTCGGCCGAGCGTGCGGAACTGCTCGAGCGCGAGCGCGAGGCCGAACACGGTGTCGTCGTGCATGCCCTCGGGCACCTCGTAGCGGACGGCGCCGCCGGGCGTGACCACGTACTCGAACGACTCCAGCTCCGACTTGAGCACGTCGTTGTCGCCGGCCCACAACCACGGGTCGTTGTCGCGCGCGCGCTCGCTGATTGCGACGGCGAGCCCTTCGAGCAGCGGTTGGCGTGAGGCGCCGGTGATCTTGAACCCGGTGTAGTTCGAGCGGCCCGACGCGAGGCGTTCGACGATCGGGTCACCGACGCCGGACGCGTCGACCGTCGCGAGCGCGGTGCCGACGTTCCGCATGACGCGGGACGTGGTCGTCTCCCACGGCCCCTGCCACCGATCGTAGAACGACATGCGCTTCTCGCGATTGAGGCCGATGTCCGTGGCCCAATCGAACGACTTGGCGAGGTCGACGCCGTGCGCCACGGTCGGCCCGGGGGCGAGCTTCTCCATCATGCACTTGCGGATGGCGCCGACGCCGAACGGGTTCGATCCGTCCTCGCTCGGGATGGCGAGATACAGCTCGTTGAACACGACCTCGGGGAGCATGCGCTGGGCGCGATCGACCACTTCGCGCTTGAGGATGCCCGCCTCGACGGCGTCCCACGCGGTGAGCCGCGCGTGGTACATATCGGCCTCGCCGCCCTCGGCGCGCCGGGCGAGCTTGAAGGCCCAATTCTTCGAGCCGCGCACGTTGCCGATGATGCGGACTTGGCCCTCGGTGAACGTGAGCGTCGAGTACAGCGCGTGCCACGCCGCTTCCTTGGCGCGCGTCGCCTCGTCGAACACCGCGGCGTACACGTCGTCGCCGTACAACCCGTCCGGGTGGTCGGCGGATTTGAACCAGAGCTTGGCGCCGTTCGGGTAGAGCACCGACAGCTCCGTGTCGTTGAACCGGAACAGGTCGCCGAACTTCGCCATCCACATTTTGAAACGGTCGTACGCGATCTTCGCTTGCGCGCGGATCGGGGCGACCCACCAGCCGTTCCACCCGACGAACCCCTCGAGCGCGGCCTTCTCGTTGAGCCAGATGCAGCAGCCGGTGGTCTTGCCCGACTTGGTCGTGGCCTCGACGACGGAGTAGATGGCGGGCGTGAACAGGAACGCCGCCTGCTTCTCGTACACCCACGGGCGCTCGTACGTGATGAGCCGAGCCTTCCGGCGCCATCGCCGTTCGTCCTTCGTCAACAGCGACGCCACGCGCTAGTCGTCCTCGCGCTCGCGCCACCCGTCGCCCTTGCCCTCGGCGTCCATCTCCTCCTCGAGCCGGTGCGAGCGTCGTCGGTGTTCGCTGGTCGACAGGCGCCACTCGGCGATGTTCGACGCGCGCAGCGTCATCTCGGAGCCGTCGATGAGCGTCACGTCAATGAGCATGTCCTCCTGCGTAGCGAAGTGCTCGCGCATGATCCCGCGCACGAGCTTCTCGTCGGCCGGATCGCACGGCCACACGGTGTCGTCGAAGCAGTAGATGGCGAGCAGGAGGTCGGGTAGCTCGTTGAAGGTCGGCATGGCGCTACGCGTTCAACAGCGTGAGCGCCTCGCGGATCGAATCCTCGAGCGCCTTGGCACCTTCGACGGTGCCGAGCCAGCCGAGCCCTCGGATGTAATAGTCGTGCTGCGTCTCGTCGGCGCGCGGCTTCTCGGTCGCTTCCCATTTGCGAGTGAAGATCGCCGCCACCACGTCGGCGGGCTTGGCGACGTTCGGCGCGGGCGTGCGGGCTTCGCCAGCGCGGCGGTTGGTCTTGAGGACTCGGAGCTTTCCCACGGTGCGTCTCGGTGGAGGTTATTCGTCGTCGCCGGGTTCGTCGGGCCGCCGGCGGGGCTTGGTGAGGTCCGGCTTGCCGCCGGTATCGAGCACGAACTTGACCGGGCGGTTGTCATCGCCCGCGTGCGTCATGTGGTCACGGCGGCCGAACTTGTGCGGCTTCCGTCGCTCGAGAATCCACGCGAGCGCGCGCCAATCGCCTTCCTCGCGCTCGATCGTCGTCTCCTCGAAGTCTTTGCCGTCGCGCTTCCCGTGCTTCGTCTTGGTGACCGTGCGCGGTTGACCGGCCTTCGAGATGAGCGCGAGCGCGGCGGCTTCGGCCTCCGCTTCCGCCTTCAAGAAATCATGGCGAAATTGGCGGTACTGCTGGACGGAAGCTGCCTTACTGTCAGTCTTGCCCTTGGCGAGCCACGTGTAGAGCGTCCGCGGGTGGATGCCCGCGGTGATCGCCGCCACGTCGCGCGACATGCCGGGGACGCGGGCGGCGTTGAACAGCGCCTTCCGCGCCTCGTCGGACAGCTCGTCGGGTCCGCCCGGGCGTCCGGGTTTGTCAGCCATCACCCGACTCCGTGGATCAACAGCGCGAGCCCGAGCCCGAGCATGATGCCGGCGGCCATGACGCACCACGCAATAGTTTCCGCCTGACGGCACGTCTTGCACGGGCGGTCGGGATCGCAGAGGCAGCGCATCGGATCAGCTTCGGAGGACGAGGGTGACCGCGTCGATGTAGTCGCCCATCGTGCTGACCACGGCGCGACCAACGCCAACGAGCATGCCGAACGCGAGGAACGGCGGGACGAGCGCGGTGGCGACGGCGACGAGCACGAGCTGGCCGACGCGATGCTTGACTCGCTTCATGCGGCCTCCTCGTCCTTCTGGCGCAACTCGGCCTCGCGCTCGCTCACACGGCGGGCGCACTCCCCATACCCGGCGATGTCGACGAGCGTGTCGCGCTTGACCGGGCGGTTGTGGACGATGTCGACGCGAGCGCGGCAGCTCTTGAGCATCACCATCATCTGCGCCACGTCGCCGGGCGTGATGTTGACGCCGTCCAAGTAGCCGGACCACACGCGCGCGATGCGGAGAAAGTCGTTGAACGGGTGCGAGTAGGCGGCCTCGCGGTCGCCGTACACCAACCGCTGCGCTTCTTCGAGCACCGTCTCGGGCTTCTTCTCCTTGCCCGTCTCGTACGACGGGTTGAGCGGCACGAACCCGGCGCCGGTGAGTTTGTGCTGGGGGCGCGTGCAGGTCGGGCACTTGTTGGAGCCCGGCATCGCCACGGCGCCACAGAGACAGGCGCGGTTGACCAGCGAGCCCGGTGCGAGCGCGGCGACCATCATGCCGGGGATCGACGCCCATGAGTCGGCGCGGCGCATGCCGATGCCGATGTCGCGGCCCTCGTTGTGCGGGGCGGTGAACACGACGCCGATGCCGTTGAAGTTCTCGCACGTCTCCAGCTTGTCGTCGATGATCGCGTCGGCGCGGATCATCGACTTGTCGTTGGCCTCGATGTAGTCGAGCGAGTACGGCTTGCCGTCGTGGGGCAAGAACCCATGGTGGCGGAGCCACGCGAGCTTGACGCCGGCGGTGTTGATCGACGTGGCGGTGACGAACACGACGCGCGCGCCGAGCTGGCGGAGCGTCTCGACGCCGATGAGGGCGCCGGCGATCGGCTTGGCTTTGTACCACAGCTCGGGCGTGAGCAGCTCGTACACGCGTGCACCGCACGCCGGTTTCACGAACTTGGTGATGTCCCAATCCGTCACTTGGGCCGGCATGAGCGCGTCGTCGTACGTCCGGTTGTACGCCTCGAGCCACGCGGGCATGAGGTCGCAACACACGCAATCCACGTCGACGGCGATCGTCTTGCCGGCAAGCGGTCGTTCGGTGTCGGGCTGGTGTCGGGTCATGCGTCTCGGTGTCGGGTTCGGGTGTGACGGTTTAGGGAATGCTGAAATCCGCCCCCGCAATGAAACGCCGCGGCACGCGGATGTCAGCAGCAAAGTCACAGTATTGCGTGCAACGGAACGTCCGCGGCACGCGGCCTACTCGACGACGGCCGGCGCCGCGTCGGCGTACGTGCACTCGATGTACCGGCGGACGCTTTGCGGCACCTCGATGATGATGACCGGCGCCGGCGCGCCCACACCGCCAAACAGCGTAGCCAAGAGCGCGGGCTGGAACGAGCTGCCGGCAAAACTGAGCTTCCACTTGCCCTTGGCGCCGGTGTACGTGCACGTGGCGACGAGCGACGCGTCGGCCGGCGGCGTGGTCGAGGTCTTGTCGAGCGCGACGAACGCGCCGACCGGGCCGGACGTGAGCGGCACCGGCTTGCCATCGTTGCCGATGGCCTCGAGCCGCACCTCGAGGTCCAAGTCGTTGAGCGGGGAAATGACCGGCTTTGCCATGGGGAACCTCGTTACACCTCGGTGATGTTGTGCAAGCGCACGGGTCGCGTGAGGGTGCGGACGTAGACGCCGCGGGTGAGTACGCGCACGGCGAGCGCGCGCATGATTTGCGTGGACGGCGGCGGCGGTAGCTCGAACGCGCCGACGATCGTCGCCGTCATGCGGCCGAGCCATTCCATGGCCGACACGAACGCGGGCGACCGGACACCGCCAAGCGACTCGGTGGCGCTCGCGGCGGCGGCCATCGTGCGGCCAATCGACTCGTGCGCGCCGGTCGTCGCCCCTGCGATGCTCGCGAGCGAATCGAACGCCGTGACGTTCGCGCCGGCGAGCTGACTGGCCGACTCGCTCGGGATCGCGAGCGCGCCAGCCGTGGGCGTGAGCACCTCGAACGGCGTGACGACAGACCCGGCCACCCCGCCAGTCGACGACGCGGTCGACTCGAACGGCGTGACGGTGGCACCCGCCGGCAACGACAGCGACTCGGTCGCGGTGTCGCTCGTGCCGATGGGCGACGCGATCGACTCGTCCGGCGCGATCGTGGTGGCGCTTGCCGATGACACCGACTCGGTCGGCGCCGCAACGGCGTTCGCGATCGGCCCGACCGACTCGAACGGCGTGACCTCGGAGCCCGACACCGCGTTCGACGGCGCGGTCGACTCGTGCGGCGACAGCTCGAGCGCGTTGACGCCGAGCACCGACTCGTCGGGCGACGTGGCCGTGCCGGCCGCTCGTGCGAGCGACTCGGTGGCCGACGTGACGGTGGCGAGCGCGGACGGACCGAGCGACTCGGTGGGGCTCGGGCGTGCGACGGTGACGATCGGCGCGGTCCACTCGTACGCGCTCGAGCTGGTCGCCGACACCGTCGCGTTCGCGGGCACGAGCGTGAACAACACGAGGGTCGGCTTGCGCGGCGCCTTGCGTGGCTTGCGCTTGACTTGGTGCACCGGCTTGAACGGCGCGACCGTGGTGCCGCCGGCTTCCCACGGCGCGACTTCGGTGCCGGCGACGCCGAGCGTTGACTCGGTCGGCGACGCGACGGTGCCGGCAATGGACATAGTCCACTCGTGCGGCGTCACGAGCGCGAACGACGCGAGCGCGAGCGATTCGGTGGCCGGCGCGATCGTGCCGACTGGTCCGGCGAGCGACTCGGTTGCCAGCGTCGTCGTGGCGACGGCCGACGCGAGCAATTCGTGCGGGCTCGCCGTCGATGCGGTGATGCCTGACACCACCGACTCGGTGGCGCTCACGCTCGCGCTAACAATGCCGGCCGCGATGGACTCGGTCGCGATCGTCCGCGACCCGGCAACGCCGGACGCGAGCGACTCGGTCGGGCTCGAGCTGGTCGCCGACACGATGTTGAGGGACGGCGCCACGGCGAACAACAGCGTGGGCGCCTTCCGCGGCGCCGCCCTTCGGCGCACGCGCTTGACTTGCGTCGGCTTACGCGGCGGCGCGGACGATCCGCCGCCACCGCCGCCGCCCGCGACGCCGTATGCGACGACGACGGCCGCCCAGCCGCGGAACCCGGTGCCGCTGAGTGTCCATGAACCGCCAATAGCCGCGCCGCCACTCTGTAAGAGGTGACCCGTCGAACCCGTTTGGTGTGTACTCGCGTCGGTAACGGCATAGTCCTGCGTGAACCCGTTGCCCATGGCCACCGACAGCGTCGCGTCCAGATCGGTCGCCACCGCGGCGATGAGCAGGGCATCAACGCCCGGCGTCGTGTTGCCAGAGGTGGCAGGCGAGGTGCCCGTCGTGGCGAAATTGCTGCTCGGCGTGCCGACAACGGCGAGCGTCCCATCCAGGCTGCTCACCTCGTACCCCGTGGCCATAAAGAAGTCGTTGGTGTGGTTGCCAGCGACTTGCATGGTGAGCGAGCCGGCGCCGGTCACCAACACGGACCAGACGGCGGCCTGACAGGGGTTCGTCGTGGGGGTGTGCGCGCCCACGTCCAACGAGATTGGGCCGAGAGTGGCCGTGCCCCCCGTTTTCGTGCAGTCTCCCAAGACGAGCGCTACGTCATTGCCATTGTCGAACCGTTGCGCGGCAATGACGATGCGGTGGCCGACCGCGACGCTCGTGAACGTGAACGACAGGGACGGCTGGCCGTCCGCGGGCGTGGGGGTTACGGTCTGGATAATGACGGGCAGACTCATGCTACGGCTTCCACGCGACGAGGTCCGTCATGTACTCCGACTCGTCTTGCAACACACGACGGCGAGTCGTGCAGAGTTCGACTTGCTGAAAGCCGAGATTCCCGATGCCGTTCGGACTGCCACCGGCCGCGTGTTGCTCGTCGATCACCTTCACGCCGTTCCGCCACACTTCGATTTTGCCGTCAGACGCCGACGAACTTGACGCGGCCGTGAGACGGTACGTCCAGCGCACGTCGACGCCGACACCGAAGTCGATCCCTAGAAATTCGTCATTAAAGTTTCTTCCGTCGATCGACCACGTGAAGTTTTGGTCGGCCGGGTCTTGTGCCGGCCAGACCAAGTACAGCCGGTCGGTTCCATCATCGTTGGCGCGATAGAACAGCACTTGCTTTTTGCCGCCCGTGAAATCCACGGGATTGAAAACGCCAACGCTTCCCAGCCCGCCGCCGGTCGGCGTCTTGCCGAGATGGCCGATGTATGAGAAGCAGAACGGATTACTCGGCGGGCCGGGGGTGTGGAAGTAGGTGAGCGTCGTGCTGTCTGTACCTGTCGGCCCACTGCCTGACAGGTTCTGCAACCAGTCGAACCGGATCGCGTGCTTCCCGCTCCCGTTGTAGTTCAGGTCAATGGCGGTCGTGCAGAGGTTTTGCGAATCATTGAAGTCGCCACCCGTGGCCGTGAACGCGGCGTCAACCTGCGCCGTCGTGGTCATCGCTTGCAGGTCTTGAGCGCCGCCGGCGCGCATGTCGAACAGAATCGTGCCGCTCGGCGTTGGCTCACCGCTCGAGGGCAAGGCGAGCGAGTACCCGAACCGCGAGCGCGCGGCGCCGCCCATTCGCATGCTCATAACTCGCCCGCCGCGAACGCGGTAAAGCCGTACAAGGCTTCGCTGCCGTCGATCGCGCCGACGTGATTGTGGCCCATGCCCGGCGAGCCGTTCGCGATGACGGAGCCGTCGAACAGCGATACGTCGAGCGTGGCGACGGTCGTGCCGTTCACCTTCGCCGTGATGATGTTGCCAACGATTTCCGCATACACCACGTCGCCGGTCGTGAACGCGGGCGACGAGTAGCCACCTTGAAGGATGTTGTACGACCCGGCGCCGCCGTTCCACCGGACGATTTGCAACCCGCCGGCGATCGGCCAGTCGATTTCATAACCGTTATTAAAGCCCGATGAAATGTTCGAGCGGAGCCGTAGCTCGAGTTCGGGCAAGTACGCCGAAGGGTTGCCGTCGATGTAGACCGTGGCCGTCGCGTACTGCCGGTTCGACCACGGGGTGGTCGCCCACGTGCCGCCGGCAACGAGCGCGGTGGCGTCGCGCTCGTCGAGAACTTGCAAGCCCCAGCACTTGCCGCCGCTTTTGCGGAAGTTGTACCAACTACCGCCAACGGTTCCGCCGTTGACCCAAACGCCGCCCTCGGACAACGGGTTTTCCGTGCCCGACGACAGACTGGCGTTGAACGTGCGGAGAGCCGGCGCGGTCGCGGAGGCACCGAACCGCGACCGCGTCAGAATGCCCCGACGAGGCACGGGACTACTCTTTGAACTTGAGGTACACGCGGACGTTCGACTGGTTGTTGGGGTAGGTCAGTCGAACGCCGACGCTCGTCGAAATGGGAATCTTTTTGCCGTCGAACTGGTACACGAACAGTCCGCCCACCGGCGTCAGTCGCCACGGGCCGGGGTACATGAGCGCCACGTCGGTCGGCTCCGCGGTGAACGTGTTGCGCGCCGTGCACAGCGACGCCGGCTCGGCCGGATCGTCCGGCGAGGGCGTGAACGACGACGACGTGCCCGCCGTCGACTGCGTGCGCAGCTCGATGAGCCCGGGCGCGTCCGTCGCGGTCGTGTCCGAGAACGAAATGCCCAGCTCGATCAATTCGCCGCGGCGCGTGGACGGCGTGGTGAGCTGCAACGCCGTCAGCGCCGTGCCGGCCGCGAGCGAGATGTTACCGGATTCAATCGTGTAAACTGGCATGAGAGTTAGCTCGGTCCAAGGGTGAAGCACGGCGCGATGTACTCGCCCGTGACGCCACAGCGGGGGCACGTGTACGTGCACGTCGAGCCGTCGAGCGGACCGGCGCACACGATGTCGTTGAAGTCGGCGCCGCATCCGCGAGCGCGGCCGGCCTTGTCCTCGTCGGCCGCTTCATCCACACGGCCGTCCTCGAGGAGCGCGTCGCGCACGCGCGCGGCCTCGGGCTCGATCGGCCCGCGGCACGTGCGCGTCGTCGCGCGGATCGTCTGTTCTGCGTCGGCGCGGGTCATTAGACCGTGGTGCCGGCGAGCTGCAACGTGAACGTCGACTTTTGCGCGCCGTCGTTCGCGGCGAGCGACTGTTGCACCCACACGGGGCACGCGGCGCCGGCGGCGAGGTCGGTGCCCGGGACGCCGATCGCGACGTTGTCGTCGACGAACGTCACCGACGCGGGCGCCGTGAGGCGGTTCGCCACGCTCGTCGTGCCACCGACGGCGGCCTCGCACCCAATCTTGATCTTGCTCGCCGGGTCTGCCGTGAGCGTGATCTGCGCGCCCAGCAACGACAACGTGCCGTTGCCGTTCTTGGCGAACTGCTTCTCGTAGCGAGTGCTCGGCGACGCGCCCGAGCTGGCGCCCTGAAACTGGATGTGGCGCTTGGTTTCGTTCGGGACGATCGTCGCGACCGTCGAGCCGCCCGAACCCTGCTTGCACGTGATCGTCCGCGTGCCGCTCGTGGCGGACGCCGTCAGCGAGAGCACGCGCTCCCACGTCTTGGCGCCGAGCACCTCGGTGGTGCCGTTGAGCGTGAGCACTTCGGTGTCGATCGCGCCCGTGGTGAGTCGACCGCGCACCGTCACGGTCCGGGTGTCCGCGCCGTCCGACACGACCGCGATGGCGGCGTTGGCGGTGAGCTGCGTCAGAGCAGCTCGGGACGTGGTGTCGATCGCGCCGCCGGACGTGGAAACGTCATCGGTCGGCACGCTCGCGACGGAAAAGAACTGAAGGTCCGACGAGACGATAGACATTGGCGGGGGAGGGGAGGGGAGACGAAAAAGGCCCGCGGCCGCTCGGGGAGCGGCAACGGGCCGGAATCGGTCACTGAGTTGTCCCCGACAATCTACGCGGTCGACGCGCCCGGGTCAGCAGGAAGATCGAAATTGACGCGTGCGCCGGAATCCATATGTTGCGTCACATGCAACCACTTCCTCCTCCAGCGTTCCCCACGCACGCTTTGACCGTCCGTCAGCCGTGGGCTCACTGCATCGCCACCGGCCGCAAGTGGCTCGAGTCGCGCTCGTGGTCGACGCATTACCGCGGCCCGCTCGCGATCCACGCGGGGCGCGGCTTCGGCGTCGCCGAGCGCATGGCCTGCTCCCAGCTCGACATCGACCCGGCGGAGCTGGCGTTCGGCGCCATCATCGCCGTGGCGTCGGTCATCGACGTGCTCGAGGCCGACGAGATTGATCTGCGCGAGCGTATGGCGCAGTGGCAGTATTGCGACTTCAACGGGTCGCGGTACGCGTGGCGCTTGGGCGACGTGCGGCGCGTTGATCCGGCGGCGCTCGTCGGCGGCGCACAGGGACTTTGGTCGGTGCCGGGAATCCTGCGGTTCGCGCTTGCGCTTCGCTTCGCGACGTTGGTCGCCGACTAGATCGTCATGCGCCCGGTGCCGTCGTGCCACAGGTGCGTGCGCTGCCACGCAGCATGTCGCGCTGGTTCGACGAACCACTCGTCGCCGTACTCGACGATCGCCTCGTCGCCAGAAACGCCGTAGCGGTCGCAATCCCACGCGACTTGATCGGGGGAGCTTGGCGTCGGCCGATCGACGACCAGCTCTCCCTCGACGAGCTTGGCGAGCGACGTGGCGTGACCGATCGGGTAATGCCCGTATCGGCCTCGGTCGAGCATCGCGAGCGCCTTGAAGGCGAGCCAGAGGCCCGCGGCAGTGTCACCGATATAGAACGGCATCCACGGCGCGATGTGACGCCACGCCCGATGCTGCGCGAGGATGTCGAACGACACCTCGCCGACTTCCGATCGGAGTGACACCCACACGACACCGTGCTGCTTCGCGAGCGCGGCCGGGTCGATGCCCCATTTGGCGAGCGTCGACGGGCGGAAGTTGTCGATGATGATGTCGGGCGACATCGGCCCCCACGGGCGCTCGACGAGCGTGCGCGGGTGAACGTCGAACAGGCGCTTCTTGTGGTTGATCCACGCCCACAGCTCGCGGCCCTTCTTGAGCGTGAGGATGGGATCGCGGCCCGTAGCCGTCCACTTCACCACCTCGGCGCCCTGCTCGGCGAGGATCATGCCCGCATACGCGGGCGCGACGTAGTTGCCCAGCTCGAGAACGCGGAGACTCACGCTAGCCCTCGCGCGGTCCCGACTCGCCGGCGATGTAGTCGAACTCGCGGCGGATGTTGTTCTGGTCGTCGGTGTGAACGACGCGCGCCGGCACGTAGTGCTCGGTCGTCTCGTAGGCCATGATGACGAACTCGTCGCCGATTTCACCGCGCCGAGCACCGCCGCCGTTCAGCGTGAACGCGCCGACGCTTTCGGCCGGGATCGCGTACGTGATCCAACGCTCGCCGTTCGTCAGGTTCACGAGGTGGACCTGTTCGTATTCCTGAATGTTGGCGCGCCGCATGAGGTGCGGGCAGATCGACACCGAGCCGTGATAGCGGACCGCTTTGTCCGTGACGCGGATGCCGTGGATTTTCGAGCTGACAAAGGTTTTCATCGGCCTATGGGTTAGAGCGTCGCATACGGCACGCGCTCGGTCGGGCGCGGCGTGCCAGCAGGCGGCACATACACGAACGTGGACGTGGAGAGCTTGCGCGGGTCGTTGTTCGACTTGCCGAGCGAAATCGTCGAGCGTCGGCCCGTCGACGGCTTGACCGACGCGGAGTGGAGCTTCCACCGCGGCGACCGCGAGTAGTAGGCTTTCATCGCGGGGTGCGCGACGACGTTGTGGTACGCCCACCCGCGTTGATACAGGAACGCGCCGAGCGCGTCGTCGATGCGGCCACCGATCCCTAACCCCTGCCAATCGGGCTGGACGACGAGCCGGTGGCCCATGATGATGTTGGTGCGATGCGCGTGCGGGAACACGCGCACGGCGGCGAACGCGACGCACTGGTCGTCGATGAACCCGCCGTAGCACTTCGCGCTCGCGAGCAACTCGCCGCTCAGATAGTGATGGTGCTTAAACACGCGCCATGCGGCGCGATCGACCCGACGGACCTCGAGACTGAGCTTGGGGCGGGGTTGAACCGACCTCCAAGCGAAGCTGTTGGCGTGGGGCTCGAACACCCAATCCGGCTGGAGCCAATCGAGCACGTCGTAGTGGCACGTGACGGCGACGAACCGTTGGTTGGCGCGACGCACCGCCTTGGCGACGGCGGCGCTTCCGATCTGCGCCACGCGGCGATCGACGACCGACGTGAACTCGTCGATGACCGTCATGCGGTCGCGGCGCTCGGCGAGTGCTCGCGCGACGGTCGCCCGAAACTGCTCGCCATTTGAGAGAACGTGAAACGGGCGGAGCCACGCCGGCGGTGAGCCCAAGCCCACCGAGTTGAGCGCAGCCACGACCTCGCGCGTCCCCATGTCGCTCGGGAACGCGTCGATGATGGCGCGGTCGCTCGGCCATTCGAGCGCGCCCACCATGTCGCCGCCGAACAGCTCGCGCGCGACGGTCGACTTGCCCGAGCCGGACGGCCCGACGATGAGCCCCACGTGCCACGGCTGCTCGTCGAGCGGCAGGTTCACGTCCCACTCGACGGTCGACTTCTCGGACGGCGGCACGTCGAACATGCCCTCGACTTGCTGCACGCGGCCCGTCCGAACGACGGGCGACGTTCTTACAACGTGAGCGCGCGGCATTTGAGCCCCTCCCCCGTGAGTCGCTCGAGTAGCTCGCGCTGGTCGGCCTCGCTCGCGCATGACACGACCACGTCGAAGGTCGCGTCGATGATTTCGCTGTCGGCGTCGCCCGGCTCCTCCATCTGCGGGCCTTCGTGGCCCAACAGCTTCGCCAGCTCCTCGTGCGTGAACCCGGTGAGCGTCGCGTCGAACCCGTTGGCGTCCAGCTCGGAGAGGATCGCGGTCAGCTTGGGCAAGTCCCACTGACCTTGGGCGCTCGGGTTGTTCAGCAGGATGTTGACCGTCTGCCGTTGCTCGAGCGTGAGCCCGAACACGACGAACACCGGCACGTCGATGGCGCCGCGGCGACGCTCGGAGATGAGGCGCTGGTGGCCGCCCAAGAGGTGTCCGTCCTCGCAGGCGATGAGCGTGTCGACGATGCCGAACGCGTCGAGCCCTCGCTCGAGTGCGTCGCGGCCTTGGTCCGACATCGTGCGCGGGTTGTACTCGGCCTCTTTAAGCCACGTGACCGGGACGACGCCGATGGCGATGTCGTACCGGCCATTGTTCCACGTGACGGGCGGCGAACGAAAGGGAATGCTCGAAACGGTCATGGTCGCAGGGTAAAAAGACGAACCCCGCCGTCGAGCGCGTGGCGCATCGAGGCGGGGCCGGGGCCGGTCACTGTGTTGTCCCGGGCAATTTAGGGCGCCGGGACGAACGAGTCAGCAGGATTATAGACCCTTCGGGTATTTCCACAGCTCGACGAGCGCCCACGCGAGCCCGAGCACGAGTGCGACCACGTCGCGCCACGATGCCGTCGTGTCGGGCTGAGGCCGAAGCACCCAATGCCACGTCAGCCAGCACCACAGCGGCAAGAAGATCAAGCGCCCGATCGCGTCGAACCGGACAAAGTTCCGAATCGTCTCACTGAGCGTGTCGCCCGGTCGCGCCTGACCGACCGCGATCCCTTCGCACAGCACGATGAGAAGTCCGATGAGCGTCCAGATGAGCGGCCACCCGATGCGCGTTGTCATTTGTCCCCCAGCTTTCGACCGTTGCGGCCCGTCGACGTGTAGCGCGGCAGGCCAAGGAAGGCGACGACCCTGTCGACCGACATGCGCTGCGCGCGTATCTGCGTCAGCTCGGCGCGCGTGACCTCGGCGACGTACACGCTGTCGCCGACCTCGATGTGCTCGGTGCCGTTCTCGTCGATGTGGACGTTCCACGTCAGCGAGCCGATGACGTAGAGCCACGTGCCGCACTCGGGGCCGAACCCGGCGGCGTGTCGCGCGCGGCCGGTGGCGTCGCCGGTGTTGAGCGGATCGCGGCAGGTGCATCGGATCGCGCCGTGGTCGAGCACGAGCGCATCTTGGCGGATGTGATGCCCACGGGGGCAGACCATGTCATGCAGCGACGCCCAGCCGTGGAAGCGGGCGGACGCGTCGCGGACGAGCGAGAGTCCTTGGTTTTGCATAGTCGGTGCGGTCATCTCGGGACGGTGAGACTGAGGTAATCGAGCAACGGGCGACGCGTTCCGATCTGCGGAATGGCGGCGCGGTCGAGCGGAGCAGCGATGTGCGGGTGATGATGCACGACGGCGGGTGTCGGATCGGCCTTCGTCGCGCGGGGTTTGGTACGGATCGCGACCGATTCGCCTCGTGCGAGCGCGTCGAGATGCTCGGCGCCGATCCACCACGCCGTCTCAAGGTCGTCGCAGTAGAGCAGGAACCCGACGACGTATCCGTGGCGGTCGCGGAGCCCACGGAGATAGTTGATCTGCGCCGCGAGGCGCATGCGGTTCTTCGCGTAGTTCTTCCCGGCGCCAACGTGATCGAGGCCGAACGACGCGGCGCCCGTCACCTTCTTCGCGTCGAACGCGATGCCGCGACGGAGCGCGGCGTCCTCGTACCGGGGCGGCATGACCTTGATTGTGCCGGTGTAGTCGACCGTCGACGCGCCCACGTGGAGCGAATCGCCCCAGCCATGCACGGGCGGGTTGACCTTCTCGATGGCGGCGACGCCGTGCTTATCGTACCAATCGTTGATGAGCGCGAGCGCCGCCTCGAGTGCGATGCCGGACTTGCGCGCGAGCGCGCCGGCGAGCTGCGCGCCCGGGTCTTTCTTCGGAACGCGTCCCTGCGCGATGTCGAGCACCGTCGCGGCGGCGGCTTTCCTGCGCCGTGTCACTTGGCCGGGTTATCTAACGTGGCCGTGCGAGCGGCACGGTTGGCGGCGCGGCGGAGCTTCTTGAGCTGGCGGCCGGTGAGGCCCAATTCCTTCGCGGCGCGGCGGCTCGGGTTGATGCGCTGGAATCGCTGACGCATCCACTTGCCGTCCTCGCCCTTCACCACGCGGTCCGTTGCGACGAACACGCCGCCCTCGGGCAGCTTGGGTGGGAGGCGACGGACTTTCGGGTCGACGTTCTCGTTCTTGTCGGTGTCCATGTGTGCGCTCGGTGAGAACAGGCGTATTCCGTATGGGGCACTATCTACCACCGAGCGCAACAGATGTCAGCAGGAAATCGGGGAAAATTTACGCGAAAATTAGAACATGCTAACCGGCTAACAGCCGGCAGAGTTTGGGCGTGATCGGGGGGACCGGCGCGTCGGTGCGAAGTGTCACGAGACGGAGCGCGCGTCGCGCCACATCGGCATGCTCGGCGACGATCGCCGAGTGCTTGTCCATGTTGCCTTGGCCGGCGGTGATGATCGACTCGAGCGGCCCCCACACTTTCAGGAGCGTCGACGCGCGACGCGGGCCGATCCCGGGGACGCCGGGCACGCCATCGCCCGGCTCGCCCACCATCGCCTTCCAATCGACGAGCAGCGACGGCGCGGGGATGTCGTACTTCGCCGTCACGTCGGCCGGCGACTTCGCGCGGAGCTGGCCGCCCGGCATCGGGCGGACAACGGTGATCCCGCGCGACACGAGCGGCAACAAATCGCTGTCGCTCGACAGCACCGTGGTGTTGACCGGCGCTCGCGTGGCGATCGTCGCGAGCACGTCGTCGGCCTCGAACCCGGCGTGCTCCTCCATGTGCCACCCGCGCTCGGCGAACGCCATGCGGCCGAACGTGAGCCACGGCGCCGTCGAGGTTTTGCGGTGGGCCTTGTACGCGTCGTACTCGAGCTTCCGCCACGACGGCGCCGTCGACGAGTCCATCGCGATGACGAGATGGGTCGCCTTGAGCTGGTTCGCGGCGTGCTCGATGAGCGAGACAGCGATCGGCGTCGAGCGTTCGGGCGGCGTATCACCGCCGAACGCGCAACGCATGAGGATATTGGACCCGTCGACGAGGAGCAGCATTACACGTCCGCGCCTTGCTTCCGTAGCTCGGCGGCGATGTCGGGCGGCGTCCAGCCTTCGGGCTTGAGCACCTTCCCGTCGCCCCGGCGAATGACCTTGCCGTCGACGAGCTTCGCCATGTTCGAGCGATGCACCTCGCGGTGAACGTCGGCCGGGTCGATCCCGAACGCGGCGAACGCGCCGAAGGTGACGTACAGGATGTCGGCGAGCGCGTCCGCCACTTCGACGATGTCGCCCGCCTCGATCGCCTCGCGCAGCTCGGTGACTTCTTCCTCGATGAGCTTGAGCCGCGTCTCGGTGACTTGCGGGTTGTCGGGGAACCCGACGCTCGCGCGGGCGTGCTCGGTGCCCGACGTGGCGATGTTGAACCGCCGCACGTCGCCGTAGTAATCGGGCCACGGCGAGGTGTTGGGCACGAGCGAGCGCCCGCTGTCGTTCGGCTGCATCAATTCCAGTATCCTCATGCGACTGCTTCTCCGGTATCGGGGATGTGGTTGGCGTACGCGAGGGCCGACTTCTCGGCGGCCGTCTCGCGCTTGGTGGCGCCGCCGGCGTTCAGCTCGGTGGCGTGAAGCGGGTGGAACTCCTTGAGCGCGCCGACGTGCGGCAGAATCAGCTCGCGGCGGAACACGTCGAGCGCGGTGTCGCCGTTCACGGTTTTGCGGAACTGCGCGGCGGTGAGGCCGGTGAACGTGCGGATGGTGCGCGTGAACGACTGCGCCGACGATTGGTGCAGCTCGAGCGCGACGCGCGACACGGACAGGTCGGGTTGCTCGAGCAGATGCGCGGCGCGGACGAGGAGCGCGTGCGTGACGTACATCTTCGGCGACGGCAACCCAGCGCGCCAAAAGCGCGACGTGAGTGTCGACGGCGTCACGCCGAGCTTGTGGGCGAGCGCCTTCGCGGAGTCGATCACCTCGGGGCCGAACAGCGCCTCGAAGAACTCCCAACAGTCGTGCGGGGCACCGTCGAGGTCTTTGGTGATCGCCATGAGCACCTTGTCACCGACCGGCGTTTCATCCGGTCGGGTGAGCGTGGCGTGGCCGCAATGCTCGCAGCGTTTCATGCGGGCGGTGGAGAGGAGGCTCATGCGGCCCTCTCTGCGCGTCGCGCCTCGCGCCGCTGCACGCGGTAGTCCGCCTCGCCGAAGTCCCACACGCCGCCCCAGCCCTTCGCGCGGCTGACGAGCGCGGGGCCGAGCAACGAGGCGAGGTCTTTCGACTTCTCGTTGGTCGTGATGATGGTCGGCTGGAGCCGTTGCTCGCGCCATGCCACGAGGTCGTACAAGTGCTGCGAGGGCTCGCCGTGGAACGCGTGCTTCGACACCTCGTCGATGATGAGGAGTTGGGGACGGCGGTACGCTTCGAGCCGGGCGCGCTCGCTCGGGCCTTCGCCAGCGCGTTGCTTCCACGCCTCGCGAATGTCGCGGATGGCGTCCGACAGCACGGCGAACTTCACCGTGTCGCCGTGGCACACTGCGACCGCGCGCGCGATAGCCCACGCGATGTGGCCCTTGCCGGTGCCGGGCTCGCCGGCGAAGATCGCGATATGCGGGAACTCGAATCGCTTGTCCCGGTCGCGCCGCTCCTCCCACAAGCCGAGATACCGGCGCGCGAGCTGGAGCACGCGGGCCTGCTTCTCGATCTGCTGGGCGCGTTCGTGGATGGCGAGCGCGTCGCCGGTCGTGAGCCGGTGGGCAATCTCGAACGTGTCGAGCGTGGCGTCTTGGTACAGGAGCGGGATGTCGAGCGAGTCGAGCGCGCGCGTGCGGCGTTCGGCTTCTTTGTCGGCGCGTTCTTGGTTCTCGCGCGCGGCTTCGAGCGTCGCGTAGCACGGCTCGCAGTAGAGCGGCATCCAGATGTTGCCCCACTTGGTCTGCGATAGGTCGTGGTGGCAGTTGCCACACTCGCCGGTGCGCTTTTCGAGCGTCATAGCGGCACCGATGTGCGTGGGCTGGCCTTTGTCTCGGGATTCCATCGGGTGGTTCAGGGGTTAGAGTCCGAAGTGATCGCCCGCGCCATTCGACGGCGGGCGGCGGAAGGAGGTGCGACCGTTCGACGCGTTCGCGCCGTTCGATTTCGCGCCGCGCCAGTAGGCGCGCAGCGCATTCTTTTCGAGCCTGCCGTTGTTGTCGCACCAATCGGCGAGCGCGGTGTGCATCTCGGCGAACGAGAGCTGCGGGCCGTCCATGCCTTGAAGCGCGGCACCAACGACGGCAGCAAAGCCGGCGAGACTGTCGGGGCCGAGCCCCTTGAGCACGCGCGTGAGCGCCCGGTCGAGCGTCGCGCGGTACTCGGTCCGGTCGTTCGCGAACTGCTCGACCGCCGGGTAGTTCTTGGTCGTGACGGTGAAGTCGACGGGCGGCGAGACGATCGGAGTCGGCGTCGCGGGCGCGGTGGTCGCCGGTTCGGGCTGTCGCTTCCACCGTGCCTTAGCACCAGCGACAGCAGCGTTGTGCGATTTCTCGCGACGCGCGACCGAGTCGAGGTACACGG